GGAGGTGGCGGCGGAGCCATCGGGGCAAACGCGAGAGGCGGAAATGGTGGTCCAGGTGGAAAGATAACCCTTGAAGGTTTCGCCGATTCGGCCGCAGCGGTACCAACTCTGCTTGATTCAGGGCATACAAGGCTCAACGACGGACAAGACGGTCCTGCTCATGGCGCAGGAGGCGGCGGTGCCGGCACGATCGGCGAGAATGCCGTTGGCGGAGATGGTGGTGGGGGCGGTGACAGAGTAATCGCGCGCATCTCAGAGGAAGAGATGGAGGCGCTTCGCGCGGAAGGTTTCGAGCGCATCGACTTCGTCATCCCTGAGGGGGGGAGAGCGGCGAAATACCCGGGAGAACATGCGGAGGACGGCGGAGAGACAGTATTGAACTTCGTCACTGCCAATGGGCGCGTTTTGCGCACAATTCGAGCTTCCGGAGGGAGGGGCGCTCAATCCACATGTGAAATCCCTGCCGGCTCTCGTGAGATTACACCTGCGGACATTTCTGCGGGTTTTCGGGTCAGTGCAATTCTGCCCGCGGATGTCGTGTATGTCCGAGACGGGGTGTGCAGCCTGTTGGGGGGAGGCTTCACGTTCAGCAACGTCGAAAGCATTCCAGTTGATATCTCATGGATTTTGCTATTAAAACTGGATTTCGGAGCTTCCGTCGACAACATGTCTCTCGCCATGTTTGTGACCGTAGACGATCCATATGGAAGAGAGGTGCTTCGATTGCCAGTGGTCGCACAGCGAGAACACGAGGCAGAGCCGGGTCGCGTTGCTTGCGTGTCGTTGAGATTCACTGCACGTAAGTCTGGACCGCAACGCGATTCGAGTACTGTCTGGTCCATTCGTTTTGGCTCAGACGTCGATCGAGGTCAGGCCGTCAGCGGCGTGACTCGCACTGACTACTCTGCGTTCGATGGCGATGCAGGAAAATTTCAAAGGCGCTCAAATCCCGCAGAAATACTTCGCAATGGCGATGACACCCGCGACCGTGACGCTGCCAACGACCTTGATGATGTTTTCGAGCAGCCAGGATTTAAAGCGCATTAACCACGTCGGCCGAACGTGGGCCTCCTGCTGCCGAATGCCGGCCTCGTTATCAGTCGCCTTCAAACCGGGCGACCGAGACACTTTCGCTAAGGTTTCACCCGAAGTCCGGTTCCGTTCGAGGATAGTATTCGGAGATTCGTCGATGTCAAACATCGGTTTGTCACGGTCTTTCACGTGCGCCCCTCAATAATCTTTCTGATCAGGTAGGCAATTTTAGTCAAGCGAGGCTGGAATAGCGTAGAGGATACGTTGTCGCGCGCAACTAGATTCCGAATACGCTTCGCCTTGAGGGCAGTGCCTACGTTGATAAACTCGGAATCCGTAACAGAAACGTTGGACGCGTCTGACACGCGAATCGCAACGTCATACCCTTTGAATACATTGCCCGATATCTCGATATCGCTTCCACCGCCAATGTCTATGGCCATCGATGAAGCCCCTTGTGTTGTTGAGAAAAGCTGAATAGCGATGGTAATTATAGGGCACAAACACTGTGTTTTTACACAGTGTTTGTGCTAGTTTACCTCCCTCTAAGTCCCCCGAGGGAGACCGCCATGCGAGATCTATTTACCACCAGATTTCTGTCGTCCCTTTCCGCATAGGGAAAGGCGACGATTTGCTTCCCGTTGAAGTGCGGCCGGCCAGCACCAGCGTCGGCGCCGTGCGCGTCGCGCACTCAATGCGCGAGCGCCATGCCGGGGTGGCAGCCTACGAGGTTCTGTTCGACCCCGAGACGGGCGCTATGGAATCACCAAAGGTCCTATTCCAGCACGGCCGCGTTCCGGTGCTCGACGAGTTCGCGTCGGCGTAGCGAGGGGGCCGTGGTATGCCTCTCAATCCCCGCCCTTCTGACCTGACCATCGATCAGCTGCGCAGTCTGTGGCTCACGCACAAGGATCCTGATCTGCGGCGCGCGATCGAAGAAGTTGCCTTTCGTCGCCTCGATGCGGAGCGGCGAGACAAAGTACTCGTGGAAGTGGAAAAGCTGTACGCCATCATCCACCAGGCGTGGCGCGAGGAAGTCGGCGACACGCTCATCGCGCTCGAGTGTCTCCGTGCCCTGCTTTCGGATCAGCGACAACGCCGAGGCGAGTTGCCTGGTATCCCGGGGGCACCCAACCGATAAAAGATAATGTTGGATATCATTTTCAATTTTGATAACCATGATTATCTTTTTTGCTCATGAACCGTTCGGCGCGGAAAGCGTCCAGTGCGACGCGCCGCCCAAGCGGACGCCCCAGTACATGAGCCAGCGGCGCCAGGCCGGCACGCAGGTTGCGGCGGACGCTTCGCGTAGCACGCGGTCGGCCACCGCCCGGGTCACAAGTTTCGTCGTGTTAAAGCCAGTCATGCACGGCGGCGGCCTCATTCGAGGTTCCGCCGGTGAGCCAGTAGACAACCGGCAGCCGCGGTACCGACGCGAGATCGGTGACGAAACCGCGCGGCACCGTGATCACCGCCCCTACGACATCCGATTGATAGAGCAGGTCCGCCACCAACCGCCACCGGCCGTCGTCGCAGCCGTGGCATTCTCGATGACGAGGCGTGTCAGAAAACGGCTCATTTCGCCGCGGCGCCAGTCGCGACGTCTTGCGGCCACGCGGCGATCGCAGCCGCGAGCAAAATTTGCGCGGTCGTCACCCCCATCACGATTCGATCCTGATCCTGTACCGACAGCGGCGACGCCTTCACGACGGCGATGATAGCCGGCAGCCCTGCGCTCGCGAGCGACTGAAGATTCACCGGCATCGACGGTCGAGCCCGCTGCACAGACCGCGTTAACGACCGGCTGCGCCTCGGCGAGCGATTGCAGCGCGCCGTTGCTCATGCCGCTGACCTGCTGCAGCGAGGCAATCGCGACCTCGACCGGCGGGCAGACCCGGGCTGCGACTTGCGATGGCGAGGGAACGGACTGGGCTGTCGTCGAGCAGGCCGCGAGGGCGCACGAAAGCATGGCCGCGCACGCGGCCAACATTGCAAAACGCTTCATGGTGATTTCCTTACGGGGTGGGAAAACTGATGGCTGCGGCAGCCGCACTCGTCACGGCAGCCGAAATGCTGGAAGCAATGCCGCCGCCAGCGGTGATCGGCGCGCTGGCCGACACGCCGGTTTCAGCGAAATCGAGGGTGAAACCCTCAGTGGTATTGGTCACGCGAACGGTGACGGCGCCAACGTCTTTGCTGCTCGAGACTGACGCCTCGCAGCAGATCAGCCGGCCGGCCGAGTCATAAAACGGCCGCACTTCGTACGAGGCGTTGCCCGCGCACGCCGGCAAGAAGCAGCGCGCCCAGGCATGGGAAGGGCGCCCGTATCACTGCGGCGTACCGGGTGTTTGAGCGCTGTCGCCCTGCCCCTTCGTGGCCGCCCCCGCGTGCACAGCGCCAGCGCCGCCAGCGCGGCACCTACTGCGGCGATGAAGCCGTCGGTGGGCGTCTTCCCGAACCAGGCGAACAATGCCCAGATGGCCAGCAAGCCGCCGTAGCAAAGAACCTTCACGCGGATGGTCATTTCGTCGCTTCCTTCTCGTGGTGGTGGATGATTTCGGTCGGAAAACAAAAAACCCGCCGAAGCGGGTTTAATCTCATCGTTCGTATGAACGTCTTGGCGGTGTGGTCAACGCCTCTCAGCGGACCATCCAAGCCTGTGAATGCGCGCAATGATGGTGTTGTATGCGAGCCCTGTCTCGTCGGACCACTCAGCAACGGTTTGCCTCTTACCGGCATGTTCAAGAAAGGTATTGCTGCGTGTGTTGTTTGATTGGCGTTTGCGTGTGGCCCACACGCAATTCCCCGGCTCATATCCCTCATTCACCAGCACGCGCTCCAAGGTCATTCCATCTGGGCGCGGCCCCATGTCCTCGAGAAAATTCTCAAACGTGTGCCAACGCTCGCACACGCGGATGCCGCGGCCGCCGTAATCAGAGTATTTCGGGTGATTGCTGTTGGTGCAGCGCGTCATCATCGACGCCCAAGAGTAATACTCGGGGCTGAACCTGCGCTTTGTGACGTGACCGTGCCGTTTGTATGGCTCACCGGAACGCTGCAAACACCCGCAAGACTGCGTTTTGCCAAGTCGCACCTCGGAAAGCACGTAGTCACGAATTGTTCCGCAATCACAACGGGCATGCACGCGGCGATTCTTGTTCCCTTCGCGATACGGAGCATCTCCTAGGACGGTAAGCCGGCTGAACTTCTCACCGATCGGCGTAGGATTTCTCGCGGCCATCGTTTCGATTTCCAATATCGAGTGACTGTCCAGACTGCCATGGCGCGATCGCACATTGGCGGACCGCTTATTTTACGCCCACCTCGAAATGATGAATCGTTTCGATATCCGAAAATTTGTACCCATCCTTGGCATATTTTTGGGCCACCCACAAAGGAAACGGTAACGTGTGGATCCCAGTGTTCTTGGCCGTGTGGTGGTTGCGGCACACCAGCATCCCGTTGACGGTCATGTCATCGACGAACCGATACGGGTCGAACGGCCGGGCGGCCAGAAAGCCGTCCCAATCGAATGCCTGCGTGATCGGGCCCCACACACCGGCGCGGCAGTCTTCGGCCAATCGCGGCCAGTCGATCATGTTTGCCGTGCTGCGTTCGATCGGATGGTGATGGGCCTCGAGCGGGTGCCCGCTGTCCTGCTCAGTGCCACCGCAGACGAAGCACCTGCCGCGCTCTCGCTCGATCAGCGCGGCCCGCGTGTGCGTGAACAACGGTGTGGTGACGCGCGGATCGTGACCGGGCAGCAGCACGTCAACGGCGAGCGTCTCGCGTTCCTCATGGGTTTCGGTAACTGACATGGCATCACCCCCTATCACCGCGCATGAAACCGCCGGCCCTGCGCTTGAGCTGCAGTTCGATGAACTGCGCGCCGACCGTGCCGAGCACACTGCCGATACCGAGCAGCGCCAGCGGCGGGATATCCGGAATCTGGATCAGCACCACGCCGGCGATCATCGATGCGCCGGCGCCCAAAATCGCGCGACCGATGATCAGTCGCCACGTCAAAACCTCGTCGCTCACGAGCAGTTTCCCGATTCCCATAGCAGCTCCCAGCACCAGCAGGCACAGAATCGTCCAGGCAGTCTTGTGGTCATCCATTGATGGTTCCCCGGTTACGGTGCAATGACGCCACCCGCACGCCGATAGGCGTCGAGCAGAGAGTCGAGCGTGTTTTCGTGTTGTCCGTAGCCCGCGCCCGGCAGGCTCGCCCAGATGTTTCGGCACTTGGCAAAGGCCGCCGAGACTCGGCCGGCCAGAATGTCGGGCATGGCGCCCTGCTCGCGGATCTGGCGCAGCGCGATCAGATCCTGGCTGCGCGGCGAGAAGTCCGTCAGGCGCAGCAACGGCCGGTAGGCATCGAAGTACCGCGCAAGCAGCTGATAGCGCCCCGCCGCGGTCGATTGCAGCGGCTTGCCGTTGACGATCCGCGGCGCGCCGTTCTTGTCTCGGATCGTGACGAGGATGCGCGGGTGATCCTGATAACTGTTGAAGAGTGTCGGGCGCTGCGGCGAGCCGCCGACGATGACGTTGTAGCCGTCGTCAGAATTGGCCAGCCCGACGGCGGTGTGCTCGCTGAACGCGATCGCATCCAGAAAGGCGAGCGCGTTCCTGCCGCCTGCTGAGGCAGCATCGATTCGTGGCATGTTTTTCTCTCGAAGTGCGGGTAGGCTCAGGCCCAGTTGATGGCTAGGACCGCTTCGGCCGTGGTGGCAGCGCGCACTGCCGCCTTGAGGGTTTGCAGCTTGTCGAAGGCGACCTTGCCCTGACCGAGCATGACGGCATAGAGGCCCTTCAGGTCTTCCAGCGTGAAGGGCACCTGCGCGTTGTCACGAGCGACCCAGTAAAACCCTTCGGGCGTGGCGCCAACGAGGTTGTAGCCTGTCGTCGATACCAGCAGCGTCGACTGGCTGCTCTCATCGGCCTGGAACGTCTGCTTGACACCGGCCACGGTCTCGTATGTCACGTCCACGCGGGACGCCGCTTGATAGGCCGCATACAGCTCGCCCATCTTCTGAGCCGTTGCATCAGCCAACTGCAGCGGCGGGTTCTGAATGGCTCGCGCTGCCTCGTCGGAAATTTCCTCGCATCCACTCGGCAACAGAGAATCGAAGCCCGCCTCAATGTCTTCTTGGCTGAGAAAATGCAGCCCCTTCTTCGAGTCTTGAAAATATGGCATTCAGATCCCCTTATCGGTATTCCGTCCACTGGCTCACGCTCAACGTTCCGCCAGTCACCGTCACTACGTACGATGCCCCCGCAGGCACTGCCCACAGATAGCTCGTCGAGTTGTTCGCCAACGAGTAGTCGCCCTGACCGTACACCGGCGTTCCGTTGATGGTCAGAACCGTGAAATTGCCCGCGGTGCTATGCGAGCTGGTGATGTTGACGAGGATCGTTTTGCCGGTGGTGTTGTAGTACGTGGTGTTCGCGGCGCGGCTTCCGAGCACGTTCTGCCATGACTGACCGAATCCCACGCTTCCCGACTGCACCTGCCCGAGCGTCGCTGCGTGTTGCGACTGAGTGGCAGTGCCGACCTGCAGCGGGCCGCCTGTGCATTCGAGCAGCACCCACGAATTGATGTTTGCATTCCAGATCGCTGCGCAATTGCCGTTCGCGATGATCTCGCCGCCTTGCAGTGCGCTGTGCGCGGCGCCGACCATCGGCTGCGCGCCCAAGCCGCAGAGGTTCAACGTGGTGGCGCCAGTGTTCGTGGCTTTCGCCTTGAACCAGACCACCATGTTGTCGGTCAGCGTCTGGACGGCAGGAACGATGTTGACCGCACAGGCGTTCGCAACGCCCGTATCCGTGCCACTGACCAAAAGGTTCGCCTGAATAGCCGGCAAAATGCTGGCCGGCAGGATCGGCGCGCCAGCGTACTGTGCGATATTTCCGGCAGTGATCGATGCCTGCCCATTCGCAACCGTGACAACCCACAAGCCCGTCCAACCCGCGTCCGGTGACGGCGTCGCCTGCGTCCCGGTCGGCGCCGCAATACCCGCCTTCGCCTGAATTGCAACGATGCCCTGCCGGAATGTGTTGCTCGTCTGCCCGCTGTTATTCGGCCCTTGCCAGGGCTGCGACGGATTCGACGAGTTGTAATACTGCAGCACCACGGGTGCGGCGCCGCCCGTAGTGGGATCAAGGCTCACGTCCTTGTCCTGATACTGCACCTCGATCAGGTAATTGATCGCTTGGCCAGCCGTTGACGGAGGCGCGCATGTCACCAACGTCGAGTCGAGCAGAATGCCTTGCTTCACAACCTGGTGCGACGTGTCGACCGGAAGCGTGCCAAACACTGTCGATTCAAGCGCTGCAAGTGCATAGAACTCCCCCGGCCCAATGCTGACTTGCAGCGTGGCGGGTGAGGTCGGCGTGCACGGAAGGCCGTTTGCAATCGGCGAGGTTCCGAGGACGGCCGCCGTGAGTTTCCCCAAGGCCACCATGTTGTCCTGTGCCGGCTTGGTGAAGAACCATTCGTAGATAGACTGGCCAATCTGCGTAATAAGACGATTCAAGGATTGCCCCCGAAATGAAAAAGGGCCGCACTTGGCGACCCTGGTCATTAAAAAGTGCTGCTGTCAGCGGATGCCCACCCACATGACCGTGCCCACCGGCTTGACAGCGTCGACAGCGGCGTAGATATCGGCGTCGGACGCCGATGAACGGGTGTAAGACAAGGAGTTCGTGTAGGACGAAGCGAGCGGGGTGTTCAGCGCCGATTGCGATGGCGCGGCGCAATACGCAGCCCCGGCAGTGCCGCCCGTCGCCACCGGGCGAAATGCGGTAATCATCGCCGTATAGGGGACGGCCATCGAGCCTAACCTGGCGACGCCGCAATAGCCGGCAGATGTTGGCGAGTTCAGCGCGCCCATATCCTTCGGCCGGTTCGGCTCGAAGATGATCGGCGCTTGTCCGGTTACATCCTTCAGCACCTGGACCATCGCCGGCCGGGTACCCTTTCCCCGCAGCAGGTTGATGACGATCCGGAAACGGAACGAATCATCGGACTGCCCGGGCTCACGCAGTAAAGCGGCGCCGAAGAAGTCCCACGCGATCATGTCTAGCCAGCCGTCGGTGGCCGTCGCAATACGCGTCTGCTGTTTCGCGTAGGCCCACAGCGAATAGACAAAGCTCAGGGCGTACGCGATTCCCGCCAGCAGCGCGTCGAGGAACTGGGCGACGCCAGGGAACCAGGCCGTCGGAAGCAGCGCGCGCAGGCGCTGGAACATGTCCTGTTGGTCACCCGTCATCACGTCACCTGAACCGTACCGGATTTGATTGTCTGCTGCGACGTGGCAGCGAGGTCGGACGTCCCGCCGTTCAGCGTGACGCCGGTAACGTTCGTGACGCCATCCGATGCTGCGTAGGCGACCTGCGCGAGGCGCGTGAAGCTCAGCGACACGCCGAGTCCGAGCGTGTTGATGTAGTTCTGAATCGCCTCTGCCACGAGGGCGACGGTTGCAGCGTGGTCATACCCGCTCGCCGTCACGATTGCCATGACCACGTTGGCGATGACCGTATTGGGCCCGTACACGCCGTATGTCACACTCAGCGGGCGCACTTCTTCAATCGCATTGGCCGCTGACGCAAGAAGCGTCGACGAGGGGCTGCCCGTGCCGTCATCGACGATCACATAGAAGAACCCAAGTTGCGCCAAGCCGCTGCGCTGCTGGTTCTCGGTGACCGTGGCGCTGACGTTCTGTTGCAGCGAAAGCACGGCATACAGAACCGCCGCCTTCGTGGCCTTCGACAAACTGCCGATGTACGCGACGAAGCGGGCACGCAGAGCCGTGTCGATCTCCGCGTCGACGCCGTTGGTAAACGCTGCGGCGTTGGTCACCGTGTCGATGCCCGGCATACCCTGCACGATCGTGTTCACCGCACCGGCCACAACATTGCCCGACGCGCCAGCAACTTCAGCGACCACCGGTACCGTAGCCGAGGACGTACCGGAGCCCAACACATACGCGTTCTGTGTCGCGTCATACGCCGGGTTCGTTGCATCCAGCGTGACCGCGAACGTCTGCGTTCCGTCCCCCGTCTGCACGCGCGCACCGATCGGCACGATCGCATTGAGCGTCGGCGTAAACCGAGCGAACGTCACGAGCCCGCTGGCCGGGTCAGCAGGAATTCGGGTCACCCCGAAATCAGCCATCCACGAATCAAGGTCGGCACCGCTCGACGTCGACGCCCGCGTGATGACAAGCAACTGCAGAATCAGCGACTGCAGCCACAAGGCAACAGCTGCGGTCGCCTCGACGACCGCGCGCAGCGTCGAGCCGATGGTGAGGTCTACGAGCCCCGCAGCAGCGCCCTGAATGGCCGTCACCTGCTCGCGCACCAGCGTCACGAAGTCTTTCGTGGAAATGGTCATTGATTCACGTTGAAACTGAGGGTGGCGGGCTGGCCGGTGGCCGCATCCGTATAGCGAATCGACACGCTGACACCGCTCGCGATGGCTTGAACATCGATCACAGGGGCCGGCTGGCGGGCAACCGAGGCTTCTCGCAGGATCTGACCGCGAATCTTGGCGCGGATGCGCCCCGCATCGAGCGTACGCCCGACTTCGCGCGGCAGGCCCGCCCCGTAGTCCAGATGGAAGATGTAATCGCCGGGTTCCGGCGGCGTCCCGCCAACGGCAGGGCCCCGGGGGTTGGTCATGAGGCGGCGCAGGATACGCTGTTGCGTCTGGTCAGCTCCGTCGACTAGCTGCAAATCGCCCGAGGCCGAGACGGTAAGGTCTGAGCCCCACATGTGATTCAAATCGCTCATCAGGATGCCTTGACCGTAGACGTCATGTGCGCTGCCCCCATCTGTTGATTCGGGGCAGCCGTGACTGTCCCCGTCTCGTTGTGGGTGTGGCTGTTGAACAGGGACATGAACGCTGACGTAATGATGGAAAGCAGCGATTGGCCCGCCGCGCCAAGGTTGATGGCCGGCGCGGTGATGTTTGCCTGGCCACCGGCTTGCACGTTCACATTCGCGGTGGCCTGGATCACGATCGTCGGCGCCGTGGCATCGATCTCGACCTGGCTGTTGATCGCGACCTTCCCGTCGTTCGACATCTTCATGAACGCGCCGAATTTGTGCACCATCCAATACTCACCGGACGGCACCGGCATCGCCTGGTCGACGTCATTGAAGAATCGCGCCACCGCTACGGGCGTCTCGGCATTGCCGAGGACGAAATCGACCTTGACCGCGTCCCCGATGGAAGGGGCAAACACCGCACCCCACCCTACCCCGACGGCTGCTGCCGCGAGCTGGATCCAGCCCGTTTCCGTTCCCTCGGGCTGCAGAAGCACTTTGACCGCGTGCGCGACCGGGTCATAACTGCTGATCGTCCCGTCGCGCGATTCCGAGCGCGTGCCAGCATTAATTTGAGCCAGCCCGCGCATCGCGTTCGCAAGCGCATGAGGGTTCATAGCGTCACCGTCGAATCAGGGGTATGGTTTTTGGCGCTCAGCGACATCACGTAGCCATCGGGCATGCTCATTCGACGAACGACACTGTCCGGTAAATACTTCTGGTCCCAGGCCGTGTCCGTACCGGCAACTTCCACAATCGTTGTGACCCCGAGGATCGAGTCGGCAGGCATGCGGGAAATCTGAAGCTTCATTTCATGCGCGATCAATTCCGCATAGATCTTCTGGGCGCGTTGCAGCGCCTGCTCTTGTGTCAGGCCAGGAATGGTGTAGCTGTAGATCTGTGCGCCGCCGAATGGCTTCGCCTTGCCCGCCTGTGTCGTCTTGGCCTTGTTCGGGTACGACACCGTGAAGCCCTTCTTTTGCTTGGCGTTCCACGTCCGCACCACGACCTGGATGCCCCGGGACACTGTCAGCGCACGGCTGAATTTCATGTCCACGACATTCGCTTCTGGGTAGCCCTTCGTGTCGTCCGGCGGAACCCACTGAATCAGATAGGGCGTCGCATCGGGATCTGTCTTCGGCTCGAAGTGCAGTTCCTTGCCCTTGACGTACACGACGAAACCCTCGATGTGCGCGAGATATGCCAGCAAGTCCCACTCACTACGCTGATCGGTCAAGTTGACGTGATCGATCTCGTAGTACTTTCCAGCCTTGGCGCTCGTTGCGGTGACCACCGGTGTAAGGCCATGTCTCTGCGCGAGTTGGGTGGCGATCTGCGACGCGGTCAGGTTCGGCCACTTCTCGGTTGTCTTTGCGTCGATGAATACCGACGTGAGATCGCGCCCGACCAGCTCGATCGTGCCGGCCACGATGTCGAAATCGATATCGTCGACGCGGCCGTAAAGTTCGCTGACAAGGTCCGTTAACTCATACCTGTCTGGGTCATCCACATAGCCGCCGAAAAGCTCGACGAACATGTCCGACTGCTCGGAAAACCAGCGCGCGTCGCGGTCGCTCGGCAGCATGTCGGCGACGAACGTCACCCGAAAGGTGTCCGCTGAATAGAAACCGTTCGATTCAGCTTCCCAGCTCACCCAGCCCGTAATCAGCGTGTCATTCAGCTTTACGGCCCCTCGCGTCTGGGTGGCGGTCGCCGCCACGGGCACCTGGTTGAGGCTACGCATTGAACACGCCCCCCGTGGGCACGTTGTACGGCGGGATCTTCACCGAGTTCACGCCGTTCAGCACCGGATCGGTGATGCCGTTTGCCGCGGCGACGGTCGTCCACCCCATCGCGTCGTCATACTCGTTGGCGGCCACGCGATAGAGATTGCCGCCAGCGAGGGTCAGGCTCTTCGTTCCAGCGTTGATTGTGCCGAGGTTCTTGCCGAGGCGCCCGACCACAGTGTTGAGCTGAGCCAACACCGGCAGTTGCGTTGCAGCGGTCACCTGTTGAGTCAAGCGCGCGATATTCTGAGAAATCGGGTTGTTCGGCAGAATGCCGCCCAGTGTCGTGACATTGAGCAGCGTGTTGTTCGTCGACGCAATCAACGTCTGAACCCGCGAGCGCACCGCATTAAGCGGTTGTAGCACCCCGTTTATGGTGCTTTGCGCGGCCTTGGCGAAGCTCGACACCTGACCGATTGCCGTGTTGAGGCCACCTACTAGCGTGGACAGCGGACCGTCCCCGACCAGATCAGATAGGCCACTAATTGACAGCATGTCGTCACTCACGAGAGCGTCGATGCCCGCGTCCGGCACATCGCGCACCGAGCGCGTCAGATCCTCGACCACCTCGCAACTGATCCGGTACGGCAGTTGGTGCCAACGCTCGAAGTCGGCGACAAATTCGCGGATGATGACGAGGTAGTACAGCTCGGACCAGATCAGCTCGAGTTCCTGCCCCGACTCCTTCAAGGTCTTCAGGTACAGCGCCCGTTCGAGCGCCATCGAACCGAACAGCAGACCCGACCACGAAAGGGGCATTGGGTCGTCGCCCATCGCCTGAACATGCCTCACGCCACCGACCATCTTGTGGACGACAAGCGCCTGCTGGCCGCCGAAGGATATATGCTCGGGAATTTCAGTGCGCGCGAACGAGAAGTCGCCGAGCGTGAGAACGGTGTCAGGGGTCATTTTGCGTAGTTCATGCCCGCGGGAGGAAGCGCGAGGCCAAAGTCGTACATGCCTGAGCCCAGAGGGCGATTGAGCGCGCGCGCCTGATGTGTGCTGACCTGCTCGGCGATCGTTCGACCATCGAGCTTCAGTTCAGAATGGACCTGGACGGTCTGCGTGGGCTTTTGCGCAATATAGGTGCTTTCGTGGCCGCGCACCTCGTTCGAGTAGGTGGCTTGCGCGGGGTTTTGAAACGCGCCGACGGCAGCCTCGCCACCCTTGCCGCCCAGCCAGTTGCCGATAAATCCGCCGATCGCTGCGCCGGGGATCGCGCCGACTCCCCCGAACAGGCCGCCGATAGCACCTCCGATATACATTCCGGTCAAACTGCCGGCAACGCCTCCGGCGACACCACCATACGCGCGCTGCTTTGCCTTTCGATCAAGCGTTTCATCCTGACTTACCTGATAGGCGTCGACGGCCCCCATAGCTATTGCGATAGGGCCACCAAGCTTCAAGCCGCCCAACCCACCGGCGGCCATGCGGCCAAGCATGGACCCGCCCGCCGAAGCACCCGCGCCTACCGCACCGACTCCCGCCGCGCGCGACAAACTCTGTATAGCGAGCGTCAAGCCGCGAATCGACGCTGTGGCCATCGTCACGATGCCCGCGAATGCAAGCGCGCCAGAGAGCACCACGAAGCCACCCGCGAGGATCTTGACCTTCGCATGGTTCTTCTCGATCCACCCGGTAAGGTTTTCGAGCATCGGGATAAGTCGCTCGAGCGCTCGGATCGCCAAGGGCAACACCGTCTCGCCCAGGCGCAGCAGAAGATTGCCCCATTTCGCATGAAGGTCGATCTCCTTGCCCTGCAGCGTCCCCTTTCCGTTGTCGTACAGACCATCGATGCCCTGTGCTTTATGCGAGCGCTCGATGTACTTCTCTGCCAGCTTCTGCTCGCGCACGAATTGGTCGGCGAGGTTTGCGGCCGTTCGAATGCCGAGCAGTTTGGCAAGTGCGATGTTCAAGTCGTTGCCCTTGAGCCCCTGCGCCATCAGTTGCGGCACTGCGACCTTCGTCACCCACTCAAATGGGTTCTCGGTGAAGAGCTTCGCATCCTTGATACCCATCGCGTCGACGCGCTTGATATGCCCAGTCGTCCCATACTGGATCGCCTTCGGGTCGAGCAGGCCAACTCTCGCCATGTCCTCGGCAACACGTTGCGGCATGCGCCCCATCGCCCAGTTCTGGAACATCGACATCGAGGCGGTACCGGTGCGGGAGCCACCAGATTCCTGCATGAAGTGGCCAAGGCCGAAGAAGAACATTTCGTCGTTCATCAGCTTCGTGGACACCCCGCCCGTTTTGATCGCAGCGAGATAGTCCTGTGGCTTGACAGTACCGCCGCTTGCCACGTAAGCCTGCGTCATCATGTCGAGGACGCGCTTGAAATTTGGCAAGTCAACGTGGCCGGTTTCGCGGTCAATAAGGGCGCCGCGAAGTTCGGTTGTCTTGATCGCTGCCTGGAACATCTGCTCGAACTTGGCGCCTGAGCCCCCCGCCATGACCGACTCAATGCCGAATTTCATCTTGGCGAGAAGTGGCAATACCTCCTTGGCATGCCCGAAGTCTCCCATGATGGCCGTGGCCTCGCGCAGGAGCACCATATTGTCGCGCGCCGACGAGCCCATGATGTCCATGCCCTTGGCGAACTTCACCGCATCACGGTTGGTGGCATCGCCCAGACCGAGCGCGGTGAACTTCGCAACCTCGGTCTGAAACTGCTTCGCTTCTTCCAGAGGCCCCTTGAACAGCGCCAACCCACCCGCGCCAAGCGCAGTCATTGCACCGCCCGCGATCATCATGTTCTTGATCGATTTGATGCGGGATTCGAGCTTCTGCGCGTCCGATTCCGTGCGCAGGAAGTCTTTTGACAGGAGCGCCAGCCCCATGCTAGCGTGGTTGATCAGGCTGATCCGAACGCCGATCTTGTAGGCTTCAAACATGAGAACTTCCCTGCGTTATAGAGTGCACGAGTGGCTCGCCGATCGGGTGACTTGGATCCAGTACCCCAACATCCGAGCTGTGACGGACACCGCCAAACGGCGGCCAGCCTTGCAGTTCGCCGTCCAAATGCCGTGGTGGCAACGCATTACGCTGGTTGCCGTCTTTCTGCCGATCCTGATCGTCTGCGCCGTGGTGCTCGCTGTGGCGCTACCTGTGTTCTGGGCAGTTGTGGGCGCCGTATTCGGCTTCTAATCGACCTTGTGGTCGTATTCCAGGTGGGCTGGAATCGCCGCACCGCCCACCAGCCCGGCAACCAGCGCGCTCCCTAGCACCTTCCGAATGAGTTCGTGATTGCGCTCGACCGATGGCCCGAGGACTGGCCGCGGCGGGATCGTATCTGTGCCGAGCTCTTGGTAGACCATCACATCAGAGGTCGAACCAATGACCGCTTCGTGCCCCCTCACTTCATTTCCGAGCGAGTCGCGCAGTTCACCCGATCGAAGCAACGGGTCGTCGGGCGTGTAGCCGCGACGTTCGCGCTCGGCCTTCGTTGAATCAGCGAGCGGTGACCATCCCTCGAACGGACCGACAGCGGGCTGATACTCGCCAAACTCGGACCTGGCCGTCGCTTCCACCGCAACGGCTACACGCTTTAAGCCTCGGTGCAATTCAAGCGCGACACCGGCCTGAAGGCTGACCAAGTGCAAAGCGAATTGCCCGAGGCTGCCGAACTCTTTCATGTCGCTTCCTTGAACGCCATCGCACGGAAATCGAACTGATGGCCGTCCAGCTCCGAGAAGATGATCGACCAGCCGGCCCGCGTCACGTCATCGAGTGAGAACGCGACGTCGAAAGGCACCCCGTTTCGGACGAGAAAGAGCGCCTCACGAACCGGCGTCGATCGGACTATTTTTTTAGCGCGGTGCGGTCCTTTTCCGGATCCGCCGGCGGGAAGTGCTTTTCGACACCCTCCGAAACTGCGATCAGGCCGTCCTCGTCAAGGTTCTGCACGAGTGCCTCGACTTCGGCCTTTGTTCGGATGGCGGAAACGGGCACGCCGGCAACTGACGCGACATAGATCAGCGGCATGCACATCGCGATGTAGCCCGGGTTGGTCCCCCCCACGGCTTCCATCAGACGGAATTGCGCGAGGGCACCCGGCTTACGAAGCATGATCGGACGCCCCGCCACGTCATGGACGGTCACCTCGGCCATCGCTGCCTTGACGATCTGTTCACTCGGCGTGTCGGTATTCACAGTGAGTTTGGTCATATCACGACACCTTGATGCGGCGCGAAGCCACGAAAGAGACCTTCTGCTTCATGGTTTCGTCACCGGCGCCGTCACCAGCGTCGTCAAACTTGAGCAGCACGCCGAGATAGCGGAATTGGGAGACTGCGCCGGACGCTTCGGTGATGGTTTCGGTGATGGTGCCGCCCTGCTCATCGATGCCCGCGTAGTAGTTGTCCTCGTTCTGAGCGAAGTAATCATCGAGCTCAGGCCCCTGCCGCTCGATCTCGATATTTCCGGACCAACCCTGCGCAAAGCGGACATGGCGGGTGATCCCGTCCAAGCCCTTGATCTTCTTCTCCGTCGTGTCCTGCTTCTTCGAGAATTTCGTGATCAGACCGAAGGTCAGCGGCCCCGTCGCGGTGTTGAAGTCGAGCGAAATGTCACGTCCTACGGTAAAACCATTGATCGGCATGGCATGCTCCGAAATGAAAGCGGCCCGCGCGCGGCGGGCCTTAAATGAGAAAACCAGGCGGGCGCCGGTTTAGTTGTAACCACCTCGGATCTGAAATCCACGTGGCTCAATTCGGCGAAGGGGCCGCGATCCTTGAATGATTACGTCGGCTGCGTGCTCTGGCGCGTGACGGTGACTGACTGTCCGCCTTCGAGGTTGACGATGAATTTCTCGACGACGCCGAGATAGCGCACCTTGCAGTCGTCTTGCATGTAGCCGAGTGCGACCCGATTCGGCGGGTTGTTGCGGTCGTCGCATTGATTGGAAAAATCATCAATCATGCCGACGTTGTCGCCATCGCCCTTCATGGTCTCAAGCCAAGAACTGATCGTAGAGCCGGCCTGTCGTCGAAGCGGGTCGTTCTTCTGAGTTGACTGCAGCTTTCCGACGAACTTGCCCATTGCGCTGTTCAGCGTGTATGCGAGGTAGTTCGTCATCCGTGTGTAGTTGTCGCCATTGACCACGGGATTGCTGCTCGCGTTGTGGCCGATCCGTACACCGAACGAGTTTCCGGCGGGGATAGGGTTGGTGACCACGTCAATGCCTGCCTGCGCCAACGCGCCGATTTCTGCGGTCGCCGAATACACCTGGTTCTGCATCGACTTCTGCGTGCCGACGATGCCGTACAGCGGCTTGTTCAGGCTTGACTGCTCCGGCGAGAGGTTCGCGAGGCGCCCCGCCACGAAGCCCTGCGGCGAGACAAGGCGGATTACGTTGTTTACCGTGTCCTGCCAGTAGATCCAGTCGCCAAATAGCAGCTTCAACGCATACGAATCGATACCAGCGCTGGCTTTCGTAGCAGTGGCGTTGGCAATGGAGTCGCCAGCCGGGCCGACGGCGATCATGTAGATGCCCTCGGACAATCCGAAAGCGACTTGTGTCGTCCAGCTCGTCGACTCGTCACAATCTGCGAGCATGGCGATGCTCGTGAACGTATTGCGAAGCGCGTACATGCCCTTGCGCGGCACGGTGTCGACGCCGAGAAGCGTTGCGCTAGTGATGGTGGTCGCGCCGTCGGTACCACCGGTGAGCGTCGTGGTGCCCGCGGTAGGTGCCGTCGTACCGGTGCCCGCCGTAGCCACGATGAACTGCGACGGGCCACGCAGGCCAGACTGACCCGAATTGATGGCCGCAGCGATGTTTGCCCACAGCTCGGCGCCGGTGCCAGTGATGTTGTCGAACACTTCTGGCACCTGCCCGGGCATCGCCACCACTGCACGCCACGAATTAGCGGCCGAACCGGTACCCAGTGTCACGACCAGGCTATTGCCCAATGTGCCGGTGTATTTGGCCGTGAACGTGATATTCGTCGGCGACGTGCCGAGCGCTGCGCTGGCTGCGACGTCGGTACCATCCGTGACCCGCACGCAGCGGAAGTTGTTGGCGCCCTGAAGCGTGGCCACAGCCACCTGCGTGCCCATGTCGTATTTCCGGGCCATCACGGCGCCGAAATTCTGCGCGTACCCAGCCATGTCGCCGACGATGGTCGGCGAGTTCACCGGGCCCCACTGGGCCGTGCCAACGATGCCGAGGATGTTGGTCGGCAGGCCGTTGATCAGCGTGTTGCGCGGCGAGAGAATCTGGACATAGACGTCCGGGACGATCAGCGCGGTGGTATTCAGCGCGCCTTCTTGAAAAACCGGCATGAGTGCCTCCGGAAACGAAAAAACCGCCCGGAGGCGGCTTGAGAATGCGTGTGATCGAGCGGCTTACTTGCTGCTCTTCGGCTTGGCGGTGCTGGCTTCTTCGGGCGCCGCGACCTTCACGACGTACGTGGCTTGTTCCGAGTCGAGAATGGCCGCGACCTTATCGGCGTCGGTGATCCGGTCGCCCTTCTGGTATTCGCCGAAGGCGTGCAAAACAACGAGATTCATGAGTGCCTCACGAAGTGGGGGGTCCCAGCGTGTCGCCGCCGCCGACGACGAACGCCTGCGGGGCGACGACGCCGAAAGCGTTGTCAATCTGAGTGGTGGAATAGTCGATGCCGTAGATCACATCGCGGCGGTAAATGAGCTGCTTCTGCTGAGTGTCATCCTGCCGACTGCTCTGGTAATGAAAGATCGCCTGCGAGCCGTCGGGCAGCGTCGCGCGCACGAGCGGCCCGAGCGCCTGATCGATTGCCATACCTAGTCGGTCGCGGACATCGAAGCAATTGCCCCAGGCGGTGATCTGAAAGCCCTTCCGCTGGCGGCGCAGCTCGCGAATGATCGTGCCAGCGGTGCCGACACGCGCCTCGATCAAGTGTGCCCCGGGCACGGTAAATCCGGTACCAGACGACGTTGCCGGCTGGTCAGCGCTGATCATCGTGGCGAGCGCGGTCGCGATCGCCGACAACGTGTCGGTCGCCTGCACGCCGTAGACATAGGGCTTGCCGCCGACAACCGCCGCGACGTTCTGCGATGCCAGCACGGTGCCGCCCAGCGTCACGGTGACGTCGCTCACCGCGACGGTGACGGTCGGCGCCGCGATGGACTGCACTTCCCACTCCCGAACAGTCGAGCGCAAAACGGTTTCGGTCGGCAGCGGGTAGACGGAGACATACCCGATGTTGTTGGTGAAGTCTTCGCGCGTTGCCTCGGGCTGTGGCCACCCGGCAAAGACCTTGACGGCGCACCCCGCGATGGGCGAGATCGGATTCGCTGTGCCGTTCGGGTACAGGTAGGCCGCGACCTGCGCAACAAGCAGGTTGCTGACGTCTGAGAGGTCGGCCATTACGCGTGAAGTTCCGTGGTTGTCAGGCGCCAGCCCATGTCCGTCAGCTCGGCGCCCTGCACGACGTACCGTCGACCGAGGCTACACGAGACGGTGTCGGACGCCTGAATGATGACCGACTGCGGTACCGACTTCGGCAACAGGATGCGCCAGCCGATTTGCTGGGACGACGAAGGCAAGCCGCTGATGGACTTCTCGCGCTGCCCGAACAGCAGAATGGACGCCGGCCAGCCCGCGCCCGTCGCGTCCCCAATCAGGTAATTGTCACCCGCGGCGCCGGGCTCGCCACAGGGGCCGCCGTAGCCGACCGCCCCCACACCCGCAGGTGTCGCCACGCGGGACACGCGCACCGTGACGTTGCACTCGACGCACTGAATGGGCAGGTGCAACTGCTGACTGGCGATGAAGAATGTCCCGCCCGGGCCGATGAGATAGTCGCCGGCCTGGGTGAGCCTGCCGTCGAACAATCCGTACCAGACCGGGTTACCGTACCGATTTGGCTTGCCATAGGTCATGTCTTCCGCGTTGAACGCGGCGAGCAGACTGCCCTGCTGAAGCGACAGCGGGTTTGCCGCGCTCGCTGGTCGGTACTGGGCGTAGCTCAGACCGACACGCATCGCCGCCTTGGCGTAGCCGGCATAGATCCGGTTCTGAAGCGTGATTGCGTCCATGATGCGAGTTAACCGCGGCTGAGCGAAATTGTCGACCCGCCGGGGCCCAACATCGGGCCGGGCGCGATTCCGACAAAGGCGCACATGCGGCGGCGCCAAGTATCGAACAAGGCGAGCCGGTCACGAACTTCGTTATCGTTGTGGGTCCAGACAGCCGCCTTGGCGGTGTCCAGGTTGTCGCTGGCATCCGTGACAGCCGTTTCGAGGGCGGCAAGCTTCGTCAGGTACGTATTGACGATGATGGCTTCCTCTTCTGGCCGAAGGTGCGTCAGCCGGTGATTCAGCGTCTGCCAGATGCCCGGCGAGACCCAGCCATAAGCCAAGTCCCGCGAATCATCGACCTGCGTGTCGGCCAGCAGCGGGTATCCAGCGTGACGCCGGACGTCCGCCAACTGCTGGTCATTCAGCATTTACGCCTCCTCCCAACCGCCGACGCGGTAGTTGTCTACCTCGTCCGGGTGCACCTGTGCTTCGTGCGGCCCGTCGTACAGGTCCGCGTCGCGAATCATCGTCACGAGTTCGGGGCCGTCGTCGTCACCGTTCGCGCCGCCCTTCGGCGGGACCAATGCGGTCTCAGCCGTCGCCAGAATCTTGGCCTGCTCGTCCCCGGACAGAGCGGCGAACTGCTCCTCGGTCACGCCTGCGACGGCCAGCGCCTTGGCGCGCGCCTCTGCGGCTGCCTTCTCGGCCTTCTGGGCTTTAGTCAAACCTGCCATGTCGAAATCTCCTGCTGTCTGGGTGGCCGGGGCCTTCGCCCCGGCGTCGGATCGCTCTCGCGCGGCCGGTTAGCCGAGCAGCATGGCAGTGTGGGCGGGCTTGATGTTCGCCTTACCCCATGCCAGCGACACTTCGTATCGCACGCGGCGGTATTGCGGGTACATCGCGACTTCGAACGTCAGACCGGTACGCGGGTCCGTGACCAGCATGCGGTCCGTGGCCATGTCGCCTTCTTCCGGCAGCGCGGGGGCACGCGTGGCCAGCACGATCGCCGAGCGGCTGAAGCCCATGTTGCAGGTGGCAGCCGCAGCGACCGTGACGGTCGCGTTGGCGGATGCAGCCTGCATCAGGCCCGGGGCATTGATTGTCAGAGCCCCGCCGGACAGCGCAGCAGCGACGACGTACTTGCGGGCATCGCCGCCGATCGTGATCACGTCGCCGGCCAGGATCGTGCCGGTGCCGGTCTGCACGTTGATCGTCGTGGCGCCCTTGGCGTGCGCGCCGTTCAGCACGTAACTGGCGCCCGTGCCTGCGGCCGCCCGCGTTGCCACGCCGGCCGACTCGCGCATCTGGAAGCCGTGCAGCTCCAGCAGCGTACCCTGCTCGCGCAGTTCCTTCGTGCCGGCTTCGTTCGCCTTCGTCAGTTGCGCCAGCGTGCGGATGTTCGCGCCTGCAGTGGTGTCGATCACGCACTGCAGGTCGCTCTTCGGCGCACCGTTGTCCGCGAGGATCTTGAGCAGCTGCGCGGTGTCGCCGAGGTTCGATGCGAACGGCGTGGTGCCCGGCGTGCCAGTGGCGCGCGATGCGCCAACGAACAGGGTGCCGAGGTCGGTTTCGACTTCGTTCACCAGCGTGCGCATGGCTTGCGCGATCTGGTCACGGCGAATCGTCTTGTAGCCCGGGCCGCTGTTCACGCCTTTCTGTTCTTCACCTGTCCAGCGGAACGGCACCGTGCGCGACTTCGTGATCGAGAACGGGGTGTTCCCGACGTTCTGGTCACCGTCGTCCGGCGGCAGTTGCCCGGGCGTCACGTCTTCAGCCGCAGCGGCCGGCGTGATCGGGATACGGATCGCCTGATTGAGCGCCGCTCGCTCGGCACTCGCGTCGAGTGTCACCGACGGGATGAAGCCGGTCAGCTCGCGCGACACGACGTCCAGCGCTTCGTACAGATCGGGCACCAGACTGGTCAGGGTGTTGGCACCGAGCACCATACCGCCTTTAGCAGGGTGCACAGCAAGGCCATGAAACCAGCTCATGGCCATCGAAGCGACCTTTGCCATGGTCGCCATCGGGTAGACCACGACGGCAATTGCGATCGTGACCAGCGCCGTGCGGCGCAGGGTGGAAAGGAAACGCATCATGTGTATGAGCCTCTTCTAACGAAAAAAGCCGCGCAAGGCGGCCTCAGATTGGTTTCGGACAGATCAGTCCGTGATGGTCACGTTCGCGTCGCGCGCGGCGGCTGCCTGCTCTGCGGCCCCCATGCCCTCGAACTGCGAACGCGTGATCGTGCGTTTGCCACTGCCGCCACCGTTGCCGCCGCCACTCGCTCCGCCGCCGCTCGCCCCCGAACCCTTCAGGATGCTGTCGCGTTGCGGGTGGCCGTCGATCAGGATCGACAGCGCTTCCTCGAAGTCGGCCGGTTCGCCGTGGCGCGTGCGGCTGAACAACTGATTGCCGCTCGCATCCTTGGCGACGATCTTTCCGTCCTCGACCGTGAAATGCTTACCGAACGACGCCTGAACGAAGTCCGCCGGGATGGCAACCTTCTCGCCGATGAATTTCGAGCGCGCGAAAGCGCCGCCGATCTTCTCGTCGAAAAGTGCCGTCTTCAGCGAATCCCGTTCCTTCACGATCGGGTCATACTCGGCGCGAACCGATGCGATCGCTTGGTCTTTCACCTTCTGGACTTCGCCGGCATCCACCAGCTTCTTGTCGTTCAGGTTCTTGACCGTCTCCAAGGCTGCGATGGCTGCCGCAGGATCCGCGATTCCTTCGAACGCCTTCAGGGCGCCTTCGGCCTTCTCTGCTCGCTCGCGATGGCTTTTGGCCTCGCCATTGAGTCGGGAAATGTTGCCGAGCGTGGCATCAGCGTCGAACGGGGCTTCGCCGCCGCTCGCGTTGATGAAAACCGGCAGTTGCTGGCCGTTGACTTCCTGCGTGACGATCTTGCCGTCGGCATCGAATTTGAATGGCATGGTGACTTTCCTCGGGCATCCGCCCTTAATGCTGTGCGGCGTCCGCCGCATCGCGCCTTACGGCATCCGCCGATCGGGCAAAGAAAAAGGCCCCGGGCGGGATGCCAGGGGCCGTCGGTAAATCGTCCGTGCCGCTCAGTCCTGCAGCACAGGCGCGGCCGGACGTTTGAGATTCTTGGCGATGCGGTCCTTTTCGCCGTTCCAATCCAGTTCAGGACTGATCACCCCGCGTCGCTGCGCTTCTCGGAACAGAGTCTCGTCCGACAACGTCCCGTCGATGGTCATGTCCCGCAGCAGTTCGAGCGACGCCTGCGCGAGCGTGGCGGCGCCGAATTCCTTGTAAATCGTGACGTGGCCGCCCTGCGTCTCGCCGACCCACTCGGCCATCAGTTGCAGTGCCGCGTCGATCGCGTCCTCTTCGTCGTGAGCGATACGCTGCAGAGCGCACATGCCCTGCTCATTGTCAGCAAGGGTCTGAACCTCGGTGACGTTGCCGGGCTTTATCACTAGCAGCTCGGCACCTGCCTGGCGCATGCGGTCCTCGAGATCCAGCAGCGACAGCCGTCCAGCCTCAATGGCCTTTCCTGTGTGCTCGACGAACTTCATGTCGGCGTCAGGCCCGTCCGCCTTGATTGCGGTCGAAGCGCCGACTACGATCTGCGCGTCGCCCAAGTTCTTCGCGAACAGGATGGGCACACGCGCAACGTGCAGGATCGTCTGCTGATCGCTCTTCGACTGCCAGTGCTCAACGTTGGAGTGCGCCAGCTCCATGAGCGGCGGAACTGCCGTCATGAACCCCGTGCGCTTGCCATACACCGGAATAAAGGGAATACGCTTGAGTGTCGTGGTGCCAGATTGGTAAATCACCCAGATCTTTTTCCCTTCGGCATCGACCTGTTCGGTCTCGCGCCAAACTTCCCACTTCCCGATGTACAGAACGCGCACCTGCTCGATCGCCTTTTCGCCGAACGGGCCGTCGTCGATCGTCGCCTGCTCAAGCAGTCGCAATTGTGTGAGAGTTTCGACGCCCCTGACTCGCTTCGACCGCCAGCCGAGGATGTCGCCCTTTCGGATGTGCACGAAGTACGGTCGCAGCCCCGCCCGACGTTCGTCGGCTACCGTCTTCACGCCCTTGTCCTTCGTCGGGTAATCGACCAGGATTCCTGCCATTCCCTCGGCAAGCACAGCATCGGCGAGAGACGCCGCGTAGCTATGCAAGCTGCGGCCCTGAAGGTCGATATCTTCGGTCCAGTCACGCACGCGGGCCGGGATGTCGTCGCCCAATGTGATCGGGCGTGAGAACGGCTTTGCGGCCAGCACTTCGACCGTCCTGGCAAAAGCGGGAAACAGTGTTGCGGTGCGCAGGCGTGCGTCGAACGCGTCGTCCGACTCGTTCGGCCATTGCGGCAGGTAGGCCTTCCCCGCAGCTCGCATCGCTCGGGTCCCCCCCATCAGCGCCGCAATCAGAGCGAGATCCTCGGCCGCATCAGCCACAGCGGCGGTCGGGGTTCGGACGTTGGACATGCTCAGATTCTCGTTATGCGGCGAAGGACTGTACTGCGGCGTCACGCTTCACGATCGGCCAGCGAAACACGATGGGATAGCCTGCCGCGTCATTCGGGTGGTCATGGTCACCCGTTTTGTCAGGCTGACCGTTCTTGTCATACGTCTGTTGCTCAAGTGCGGCCGTCAGCACCGGACAGGCGTCAGTATTGACTCTCAGCCGACGCTCGCCCTTGTCGTTCAGGATCAGCGCATTCACAGCGTTCACTCGATCCTTCACGGCTGGGTTTGTCGATCGCACGTTAACTGTAAGTCCCGCCTGCCGCAGTATCGACAGGTCGCTCTCGCTTGCGCTCTTGCTGCTGGTGTTCTGACCGCTGGCATCTGGATAAACTCCGAGACGGCGGCCTTCGACCTGCTTCGGGTAGCGCTCACGCAGCAGACGGGCCATTTCCGGCGTATCCCGTACAGCAGTGAGCTCGTCAGCCGCGTGAGGCCAGCCATCGCGCAGCACATACACAATCGCCGCCATCTTATTGACGTTGAAATCCATGCCGACAAGCAGCGGTTCGCCGTCAATGACGGTCGTCGGTGCATGATTCAGTTCCCGGCTGAATTCGGGATAGACAGCGCCGCTGTTCAGGTTGACGAAGCGCCCTTCGAGGTATGCGTCGATCAACTGCGGCGGGTAACTCGCGCGCAGTGAGTCGATATAGTCATCCGGTAGGAACGGGTTCGTGCGCGTGGCCGCCTGCACCATCCGGTAGCCGGGCTTCGGATTCTTCGCCCACGTCTCGTAGACGAAGTTGAACCCTTCCGGCGTCGTGTAGACGCTGACCCGATTAAACGGGTCGAGCATCCCGCGAGGCTTCTGCCGATTGCGGGCGATGATCTTGCGCCACGCCAGCGTGGCTTGGTCCTTGCGCAGCGTGTCGATCTCGTCGACATGCGCGCGGTATGACTCGTAGCCAACGATGCGGGCCGGGTTATCCAACGTGCGCAGGACGAAGTCGCCGCAGCCACCGTTGGCCGTGTAGATGATGTTGTCGGTCTTGTGATACCGGTATCGAATGCCCAGATCGGTGAGCTTCTCCTCCATCCGGGGCGCCAAGATCAGGCGCACCAAATCGTATGTCGGCTCGTACAGGGCGATTAGGGCCCGGGACGATTCCAAAGCGTCACGCGTGGCACACATTGCCAATGCTTCGGTCTTTCCTGTGCCGAAGCCCCCGACGAACGCGGGGTATTTGTCCGCCAACTGGAAAAACTCAGCTTGCGGCTCGGTCATGGTCATGCGCAATTCACGCATTGGCCTGCTCCTTCACCACTTCGATGACGATCTTGCCCACCGGCTCGCCGTCATCCTTGCCCGCCTTGTCCTTCAATTCAATGCGCTTCAGGTCGGCGTCAAGCTTCATGCTTGCAATGAGCGCACGCCGTGCTTCGAGCGAGGCAATGCGAGCAGTGAGACGGTCAATGATCGTCACGTAATCGCGCGCCTTGGTGTGCACTTCGGCCGACGCTACCTGCGGGCCACCGCCCGTTCGCTTCACCGCCGACTCCAATTCCAACTTGCCGCCGCGCTCGTTTTCCTGTGCCAGCGCGCGGGCAAGCCGAATCTTCGTCAGGCGAATTTCGTCGTCGAGGCTACCCAGTTCGATCGCGTCGAACAGGGCCTGCTCTTCTTCGGTCAGGTGCTTGCTGTATAGCGAACCCGGCTTTACCGCGTTCTGGTTTGTCTTGGGCGTCTTTCCGCCGTGCATCCGGCACCGCCCGTTGGCCATAGCCCCGTTCTTACAGGTCGCGCCCGAGCGGGTTTTCGCCCCGCACAGTCGGACCATCGGGGCCTCCTATCGACGAGCCCCCGGCCCGTCTTGCATGGGGTGTATTTGCAGAACCGCAGGGTGCGGTCGTCGATCACTCGTCAGCTTCGGGAAATTCCACATTCGTCATATCGACCGTGCCGCACGCCGCGACGGCCTTCTTCCAGTCGCCCTTTACGAACACGAGGACGTTCTGGTGGACCTTGCCCAGCTTGCGGCTCGAGGCAAACTGTTTGCCTGCGCGGATTGGCGCGCTGCCCAGCGCCGTAAGCAGGATCGCTTCGTTGTAAAGCGTGAGCCCGGCGTCGAGGAAGGCTGCAATCGTGTCGGACACGAAATTGCGATACGCGCCACTGCGCGCCCGGACATCGCCCACAACGAAGCAGGCGAAACGGTCAGGCTTCAGCAGCGCCGCCGCGCCCGTGACGACGTCCCGGTACGCTGCAAGGAATTCGGGGTACTTCATCGTGGACAGGTCTTCCGGCCTGTCCGAGTAGCGTTCGAGGTCAGCGTATGGCGGGCACGAGAACAGGAAGTCGGCTTCGACGCCCTTGACCGCCTGGCCGATCTTCCGACTGTCGCCCACCGTCCACGCGGGCGCCGGATCGTCCGGCGCGATCAGGTGAAGCTGCTCGCGGTTGGCCGCGACCTGCTCGTCGCGCAGTTCCATGCCGACGTACTGACGCCCGAGGCGCGCCGCGACGATGCCGCGCACGCTGCCGCCGGCGAACGGATCCAGCACGATCCCACCTTCCGGGCAAAACCACCGGTAGGCCAGTTCGCACAGCACCGGGTCGAACACACTGGTTCGGTGCTGAGCCGTTGCGCCGCGAGCCGCCTTCTGTGCCTCGCTGGCATCGCCGTATGCTGGGGCGTCGCGGCCGACTTCGGACTGGATGCCCAGCGCAAGCCAAGCTTCCTTACGTTCCTGCCACGCCGCCGCGCGGGCATCGAGCGTGCTGAACGGCGGCACCATGAATAGTTCGGCGAGTGACCCATCCCCGCCGGGACCGGGTTCGCCGGGATCCGTGAATAGTTCGCGCAACTCAGCGTCGCTGAAGCCGATGACTGACAGGTCAAACCCGTCACCCTTCAAATCCGCCAGTTCGGCCGCGAGCAGCCCTTCGTCCCAGCCGGCATTCAGCGCAAGCTGGTTGTCGGCAAGGATGTAAGCACGTCGCTGCGTGGCGTCCAGGTGCGACAGGTCGACCGTCGGCACCTCGAACGGCTTGGGGCACATGGCGATGCTCTCGCCCGCTTCCCACATCCCGGTCGCCGCTTCAATGCGGCCATGCCCGGCGACAACCCCGCCGTCTGCGATCAGGACCGGATTGGTCCAGCCGAACTGTCGCAGCGATTCGCGGATCTGCTCGATCTGCGCCGCGCTATGAGTGCGCGCATTGTTCTCGTACGCGGCCAGTTCATCGGTCGATCGGTAGACGATCGAGAGTTGGCCGGGCTTCTTCATAAGCGGGAAAAATGTTAGAAGTCAAATGCTCAATGGTGAGCAGATAACTATTCGGACTTGAAATGATTCTCTGCAAGAAACCGTACTACTACCCCTTGGCAGCTACTCTGCCGCCCAACGAACTCCGGGAAGACAGTCATTTGATCATCGCTATCGTGGATCCACAAAAGATGCTCGACCTCGCTCAAAAGACTGACTACAACTTCGAGTTAAAGGATGTCCGGAAGGCGGCATTGGCCTCGAAGTACCCGGCCAGTGGCTGGTTTGAGCTTCCCGAAATCAAGTTCCGCAACGGACGCGTCAGCTATGAGCAAGGGCGCCATCGAACTTTCGTATCTGCGCAATGCGATCTTCCTGCCATGCCGATGTTGGTGGACAAGAGCGCGGCGCAGGAACTACTTGCCATCGTGGGCGCACGAGTCAACGACGCTCATGCGCTCTACGATTTTTCCGGCGTCGCGGCGGATTACAACGTTGTCGGTCTACCCTGACGACTGGTTCAACCGAGGAAATGCACGCGCCCCTGCCGCCGATCCCCCGCAGGAGGTACGGGTAGCGTCACATGGCGCGTTGCCGGGGTTGTTTCGGAAAGGATCGGGCACTGACCGGCTGGCCCGGGCAGCGACGCGGCGTTGTGGTCTGTGCCCCGACGGGCGAATCAACCGAGACGCGTCAACCTGCGCAAAATTCTCTTTACACAACGTTGTGTATTGTGTAAAGTTACACACATGACAAGCGCAGACATCATCAAACGACTGAAGGCCGCCGGGTTCACCGAAGTGTCGGTGCGAGGCAGCCACCACAAATTCCGGCACGAGAACGGTCGCGTGGTGATCGTCCCGCACCCGAAGAAGGACATGCCGATAGGCACCACCCGCTCGATCTTCAAGCAAGCGGGCATTGACTGGAGAAGCGAATGAAATATCCGATCTACGTGTGGCAAGAAGGCGATAGCGCCTTCGGCGCCACGTTCCCGGATCTTCCGGGCGTGCACACTGCAGCGGATACGCTCGACGACCTTGAGCGTATGGCACAGGAGGCGGTCGAGCTCATGTACGAAGACAGCGACGAGCAGATCCCGGCGCCGACATACGACATCAAGAAGCTGCACGCGAATGAAGTCGACGACGGCACTGGCTTCTGGATGTTCGTGGAAATCGACCTGTCAAAAATCAGCAGCAAGGCTGTTCGATTGAATATCAGCCTGCCGGAGCGCCTCGTGAGCCAGATTGATGCGGAAGCCGAGAAGCGCCATATGTCGCGCTCGGCATTTCTGGCACTCGCGGCACAGCGCGAGATGGAACACGCTTAATTCATCAACCCAGGGATACGCAATGGATAAAGCACTGATCGAAGCCACAATGACGACTGCGGGCAATACCCACGCAATTCTCGCAGCGATAATCGCTCTGCTGAGCACGACGGAACGAACGCCACAACTCGAGCAGGCCATGCATCACTGGATGGAAACGCTTCTGTCAGCGTCCCTCGGTGCTGGGTGGGCCGATACGCAAATCGAGGCATTCGAGAAAACGCGTGCGCTCATCGAAGGCTCGATCGGATCGGCGATAGCACCGAAACAATGAAAAAGCCCGCACTAGGCGGGCTTTGGGTGTACTCGCGGTGAGTATGGGCGAATCTTAGGTGCTTTGTCGCAAAACTGCAAGCCCTTTTTCCTTCGAAGTCCTTACGCTGCAACGGACTGCGCGAAGTCGCACGTGGGACGGTTTGCGGCGGGCACCACCCCGTGAAGGACGAAACCCGATTCAAGTCGCGCGACTGCCAGATTTTCGAGTTCGGTAAAGCGCCCCGCCATCCACTTCGCGGCACGGAAAGCCTTGTCCTTGGTCACCTTGTGCCGATCGGCCAGATCGCGAATCGACGCCCCTTCTCGCTGGGTGCGCGGCAGGTAATTCCACGCCGCCAGGTCTCGCAACAGGCCCACGGCAGTGATGCCGCTCGACTTCCGAGACCAGACGGCGAGCGTATTGATGCCTGCCACCTTCTCGTCACCGTGCGCGAAGCGCGCTAGCACCGCCGCGTATTCGGGCGACGGCAGCCGCGTGCGCGCCGCGTCCGTGATCATCGCGCACTGAGCGCGAAACTCCTCAAGCGTCAGCCTCTCGGGGTCGAACTCGCTCTGCGGCCCGCGAAGCTCGTTGAGCCATGTTTCCTGCGCCTTCGTGGGCCGGTCGATGGCTTCGAGGATCCGAATCAGCATGTTCCGGAAGGGCGCCTTTTGGCGCGGCGGTAGCGACAGAACGAGGTACGCCACGTGTAGCGCCTGTCGCGTGTCTTGAAATGCTTCGTTCATTGGCCTGTTCCCCCGTCAAAAGTGCCAATCCATCACGCCGCTTCAAGCGGCAACTGCTCGACCTGCACCCGCACACCGGGCGTCAGGCTGTAGCGCTTGCTGATGCGGTATTCCACCGCCTGGGCGTCGTCATTCCAGACGATGCCGTTCATTCCGTCCTTGACCGCCTTGAGCACGTTGTCAGCGTCGGGCTTCTTCGTGGCCGCGACCTTCCCTGCCACGGCTGCCGCCTGCTTCTTCTTCGACCAGCTCGCCGGGATCGTGAGTTCGATGTCGAGCCACAGTTCGACCGGCCCGTCGATCGGCGCGGCACCCGCCATTGCCTCGCCGGCGGCCAGCTTCACGAGCGTCTCGTAGTTCACGGTCTTCTCGGGCGTGTACGTGCGCACGAAGGCGCCCCGCCGCGCGAACTTGGGGCGCCCCTTCGCCACAGGCTGGCCGGGCACGGAGAAAACAACCCGGCGGAGCCGGGCGTCGTCGAACAACAGGCGGTTTTCGGTCATGCTTTCCTCGCTGCCCATCGGGCCTTCACTTCGTTCTCAATCTCGGCGGCAGCCGCCGCGCCCAGTTGCTCGCGCCACCTGGCCAGCGTCTCGCGTCGCATCTCTACCGATGGCTGCGCCATGAGGTGCCGGACGCGACAGCACGGCTTCGTGAAGTCGAGGCGTCCGGCATTGGCGAGGCACAGCGTGCACAGGTCCATCGTCAACCCCGCGGCGAGCGCTGAGCGCCCTTCTCTGCCCCTCGCGCGTACGCGAGGACGGAATCGGGGAGCAACTTCGCCACGGCGTCGGGGCGATCCGCAACCGGGAGCAACGCCTCGCGCGCACGCGAGAGCGAGCGTTCCGAGCGCCCCTTGCATCCCGCCAGAATCGTGGCGAGGTGCGCACGGCCGGTCGCCTTGTCCGTCACGGCTTTGCCGGGCGCAGGCAGCGCGGCCATCGCGGGCGGCACGGGCGGCACGTTGCCCTCGTCGCGAACCGCATCAAGCGCCGCCGCGAACCGCTTCATGAGCGCGTCGCGACCGAGGGTGCGCATCTCGTACCCGCCTACGCGCTGGGCCGCCCAGTAGACCGCGGGATCGGGCCAGGCGTCATTGCCGTCGGTGCTGCGACGATGCAACTGCACGACGGCGTAGTCGAGCAGTTCGCCAACGTGCTGGCGTGGGCGGCACAGCAGGCGAAATTCCGGGCTGGTCGGCACGTACGGGCGATCGCGCAAAGCGGCGATGCCGCGCTGCCACTCGGGCGGCGTCAGGTCCGCCAGGTCAAGCGCCCACTGCCGCTTCACGCCTTCGAGGTGTTGCCGCACAGTCTCAGGCTTCGACGGGTCACCGCCGCGCCACATGTCCGCGAGGCGGGCCCCGTAGCGCTGCCCAAGGATGGCGAACAAACGCTCGATGAGCCTTTGCGGTGCCGCGTCTTGCGGCCAGTCAGCCGACGACAGTCGCGTCGACGTCGATGGTGCCGGGGTCGTTCCCATACTCGTCTCCCAAGGGGTTACCGGCGAGGCCGGCGAGGATCGCTGCGTTTTCAGCGCTGCGCGGCGAGGCACGCGGTGCGCTCGTACTGGCCAGCACGCGGTCGACGTATGCCGGCAGGTAGGCAATCGGTTCGGTCGCCTCGGTGTATGCACGCTCGATGGCCTGACGCATCCGACCGAGCGTGATATCGGCATTCACCCATGCCGTCGCCAACGGGACGAACTTCCGCCGATCGTGCTGGCTGCTCACAGAGATCTCGATGCCGTACTCGGCGCCGAAGAACGTCGCCCATTCGGCCGGGTTGGCAGGCACGTACGCATCCGGAAGGCTGCGGATTTCATCGTCGCCGCTTACGGCGATTGAAGTACCACTACCGTTAACCTCTTGGTTCTTGGTTACTGGTTCTTGGTTGCCTTTCCAGTGGGTTTCGGATGGGCCGCCACTGGCATCCGAATCGGAACCGGATGGAAACCCACTGGGTTTCGATTGGGTTTCGTGTGGCTTCTTGTTGGACCCCGACTGGGTTTCCTTTGGCTTCTTGGGCGGACGACCACCCTTCGCCCCGTTCTCGCGGTTCTTTTCCGCATTTGCCTGATAGGCGGCGATCTCTGCCTGGCATCGCTCATGCACGTAACCGGCGTCGGTCTTCTTGAACTTGAACCGCAAGAGGTTCGCGACCATGCGCCGCTCGTCCTCGGTCGTCACGCCCACGTCGTAGCAGACTTTGTCCAAATCGAGCGAGAGCGGCTGCTCGGTGTCGTAGCAGACGTCGAGCAGGTCACGGTAGATCCAGCGCTCGACACGGCTCATGTTTACGGTGCCGGACCGGAAATCCCCGATGTGGTGAGGGTAATAGTTCATGGCGCCCCAGCCTCGCGGGCCTGTTCTAGTTCGACCTGAATGCGGACCGTCTGCACCAGGTCGCGCGCGTAATCAGCGCGCATATTCATCGTTTCTGCCTTCAGCGTCGCCAACGCGGCGCGCGCCGGGACCGTGTCGGTGTCGAACAGCGGCATGCCCACGTCGAGCTTGCGCGCCAAAAGGCGCAGCGGTTCCAGCGGCATGGCACGGCCGCAGCGGGATTCGTGGATTTCGTAGGCGTCGATAAAACCCGTCAGCGCGGGCACCATCTCGTACCAGCAACCGTCGTTCGTGTCCTGAAAAATTGGCGTTCCGTTCGGCGTGGCCGATACAGTGCCCTCGCCTTCCAGTTCATCGAGGATCTGCTCGAGGGGGCCGAACACGGCTGCCACCTTCCACGGCTCGGCGCGCAGGCGCACACCGCAGCCAGTGCGGCCCGGGCGATGCTGTTTGCGGGGGCGCTTGCTCACGGCCATGTCAGTCCCCCAGCGAGTGCTTGAGGAGCGTGCGCATCGCATCCTGGCGCTCGAGCATCGCCTCGTACTCTGCGCGCGGCATCGTGACCGTATCGACGTCTTCGGGTATTTCCGGCGCGCCTTCGAGCCGAGACAGATCCAGCCCGAGCAGCTCGAGCAGCTCGCAGAATTTTTTCAGCGACAGTCCGTGACCGCGGCTGTTGTGGAAGCGATTGAAGTTCGTGCGGTCGATGCCCAGGGCGTTTGCCACGGCGACCTGAGTCCGCTTCGCGATCAAGCCCACTACCACATTTTCGTTTCTCTCAGCAACCTTCACGTGTTGCTCCCAAGTGCAAAGCGTCGTCAATACGATGGATTCCAACGAGACGAACGAGGCGGCGCAGCGGCGCCGGGCTGAAATGGTGAGCACCACCGACCGTGCGAGAATCGAGTTTCCACACGTCAATCACTCTCATAGAAGGGGTGCTCATGGAAAACTTGGGGACGACCGTCATCGATCAGCCCGCGTCAGGGTCGCGATTCGTGCGGCCCTCACCTTTACCTGGGTTAGCTCGGCAACAAACGCATTCGCTCGAATCCGTGGTCGCCCTGTTGGAAGCCGAAGTAGCGAGAAGCCGAGCGTCCGAGAGGTCGCAACGGCGCATGGCCATCTTTGCGAACGTGATGGCGGCAATCGCTGCTGTGATGGCCATGATCGCTGCGATGCCGCTGATCGTGCAGTGGCTCAGATAGGTCATTTGCATTGCCCCCGATAATTTCTCAAGCTTGGAGACCCTCATGGATATTGGTTCGATCAGCTCGGCGCTAGGTGGTCTGAAAACCGCCTTCGATTTGACGAAAGCAGCGGTAGCCGCGCGCGATGACCACAAACTGGCCGAGGCGAAGCAGGCGCTGAATGAGCGAATCATTGACGTGCAGAACGCCGCGCTCCAGCTCCAGGAAAAGCACGCTGCGGCTCGAGATGAAATTGAGTCGCTGAAGGCGGACCTCCGAGACATGCGGGAAATGGTTCGTACGCTTGAATCCGCTCGCGACGACCGGGCGCAATACGAACTTGAAGAGGTCATCGCAGGACGATTCGCTTACCGGTTTCTCGGGCAGGGCGCCCATCACCTTGTCTGCCAGCCTTGTTTCGACGGACCAGACCGACGTAAATCTGTCCTTCAGCGCTACTGGGGAAACCACTGGGAATGCCTCGTTTGCAAAAGTCGATTCGGCCCCGACGACGTTGGTCTGTAACTTCGACATAACGAAGTGGACACCAAAGACGATGCGTGCAATCACCTTCGACGACATCATCGGCGCCCCCGGAACTGTTTCGGATCGTAGTAAGGACTGGGCGGCCGGCGATCAGCGCGATGCAGTCGCCATGCGCTGAAAATTGCGGCGACGGTGCCGAGCAGGCCGGTGCGGCGACGGATCGGGATGACCTTTCTCATGCCGGATTCGGCTCGCACGCCTTAGCGGCGGCGGTAAGCAAATCCGGCTTGGCGTGCTGAAGCGTCTGAAGGCGCGCCTTCGGAATTCCGGTTTTCTTCCATTCGGACACCGATGGGGGTTCGATATCGAAGAATTCGGCCGTTTTTGTTGTTCCGCCGAAGAGTTCGATGACAGCAACTGCGTAGGCATCCATCACTGGCTCCGATGACAATTTCTCGGAAGTTTAGGATTTCCTTACTTTTCAGTCAAGGAATTCCGAAGTCTCATTCTGTTAGGCTTACCTAATGTCTACACTCGCTGAACGTCTTACCGAATGTTTCGAGGATTCCGGGGCCAAGCCGGCGGAACTCGCACGCGCGTGCGGGATTAAGCAACCGTCTATCAACGACTGGATGTCCGGTCGCACGAAGAACATCAGCGGTGAAAACTTACTGCTGGCCGCTCAGTTTTTTAAGGTGAATCCTTGGTGGCTCGCTACAGGTAAGGGCCACAAAACCCTCGATGGTGGGACATCAGGCATCGGGAACGTTATGCCTGCGCCCATAGGGCAGCGCCGTATCCCGCTTATCAGTAGTGTCCAGGCCGGCAGGATGACTGAAGCGCTCGAGCCGTTTCCTCCGGGTGCAGCGTTCGAATACCTCCTGACCGACCTCGATCTGTCGGATCACGCATTCGCGCTGGAAATCGAGGGCCAGTCGATGGAACCCGATTTCAAGGAGGGCGACCGCATCATCGTCGACCCGGCACTGCAGCCGCAGCCCGGCGACTTCGTGGTCGCGAAAAACGGCCGAGAAGAAGCGACCTTCAAAAAGTACCGGCCCCGCGGTATCGGCCAGGGCGGCCGAGAAGTGTTCGAGCTTGTTCCGTTGAACGACGACTACCCGACTATCAACAGCGAACACGAGCCGGCTCGGATCATCGGCGTGATGGTCGAGCACCGCCGATATCGCCGGCGATAGGCGCTGACATGACCACGAACGCCAATACCTTCCCCGCGGCGACCCAGGCATGCGAGGGTCTCGCACAGCGCATTACGGCTATTCTGGGCGACGGTGGAATCACGCAGGAAGCGCTCGAGGCGGCAGCAGGCGTAGCACCGGGCACCGCGGCAAAATGGCTTTGCGGCGAGCTGCTCGATATTGGCCACGACCAGGCCGCACGCCTTCAAGAAGCATACGGCTTCAATATGTTTTGGCTTATCACCGGCAGGGGAAATCAACGCATTCCTTCGCTCATCGGGCCAGGGCAAAAGCCGGCCCCGAAGTACCTCAATTCATACCCCCCAGAGAGTTTCGCAGCCAGGCTGCGCTACGCGATGGGCCTGCGCGGTGTTCGGCAGAAGTCGGATATCGCAGAAGCCGGCGGCATCAGCACGGAAGCGGTTTCCCTATGGTTCAACGGCTCAGCGGACACGGTCGACGACGAGAAGGTGGTCGCGCTGGCGAAGTTTCTGCGAGTTGAGCCCGAGTGGCTGCGTGACGGGACTGGTCCCTTGGAGGGCCCGGTAAATGTTCGCCCCGCTGAAGTCGGGAAGCGCCGCGTTCCGTTGATCAGCAGCGTGCAGGCAGGACTGATGCATGAGACCGTGACGCCCTTCCCTGCCGGCGACGCGTTCGAATATCTGCTGACAGATCTGGACCTGTCCGATAGCGCTTTCGCGCTCGAGATCGAGGGGCGTTCGATGGAACCGGATTTTCGAGAAGGGGACAAAATTCTTGTGGATCCAGCCGTCCGACCGATCGCCGGGGACTTCGTTGTGGCGACGAATGGACGCGACGAAGCTACGTTCAAAATGTACCGGCCGAGGGGCACGAATGCAACCGGCATCGAGGTCTTCGAACTGGTGCCGCTGAACCCGGACTATCCGACGATCAGCAATGAAAGTGAGCCCTTGCGTGTGGTAGGGGTCATGATTGAGCACCGCCGGTATCGGCGCCGATGACCGTCGGATAAGAACACAAAGAATTTTGACTCGGGGAATTAGGCATGCAGGTATTGATTTGGATAGCAATAGTTGCACTAAACGTCCTTTGTGGCTTGTATGCCGCCAACAAAGGACGTCGTAGGTGGGTGTGGACAGTTACCGCTTTTTTGATTTCACCGTTCCTCACATGGATCGTCTTGCTGTTTCTGAGAGACGTCCGCAGCGGCGATGCCGTGGGGAAAATTGCGAAGCACAGCGCCCCGAATCGCGTTCTGCTGGCATACGCATCAGGGGCATTTCTCCTAGCCGTCATTGGCCTCGTTGGAATTGGTAAAAGCGATCCACCAGCAAGTAGTTCGCCTACGAAGCAGGCTGAATCGCCCCCCGCAGCGCAAGAGACGTCTGCCATCGCTTCCGCAGATTCGTCGGTCAAAGCTTCGGAACCGTCAAATCCATCAGCCTCCGATATCGCGAAGCAGATCAAGCCAGAAACACTCGTACGGTTTCCCAAGTCCGCTATCGCCTGCTTCACGAAGGACGATCTGCAGGAGGCAATGACCTACGCTACAAATGGGCAGAAAACGAAGATGGAAGCGATGATGTTTAGCCGTGAGAACCCGAGCGGTACGTGCATCGCACTATCTTCCGAGGACCGATACAAGGTCATTTCGTCGGAATACAACGTCCCAACGATGCCCGAACTAGGTATTCTCGAGATCGTCGGCGAGAAGACCACTTCCAAGAATGGTGCTTGGACATTCTCATGGGTCGCCGAGCCGGTTAAAAAGCCCTGACAGAAGAGTCCACATAGATGAGCGACCAAAGCAGCGGGAATTGCGGCTCAGCAACTACAGCCGACCACGACACCGCCTATCGGCGAAAGCTTTTTGACGCGTACTGGGTTGAACAGCAAACGCGCGAGCGGGCAAACCGGGAGAAGTATGACAATACGATTCTTGCATATTCCACGGGTGCACTCGCCCTGTCCATAACGTTTATCAAAGAGGTGGTTCCTCTTGCCAACGCGAGTTCCGTTTGGACGATCAAGACATCCTGGGTCCTGTTCGCGCTATCGTTGCTACTTATGTTGGCGTCCTTTCCGATCGCAGCAAAGGCGAATCGAGAAAGCGTTAGATTCGCTGAAGAGTATTTCATTGATCATATTGAGTCGTCGTATAACAAGGAGGGGATAGCAGCCAAAATTTTGAAGTACGTGAATGTCCTGGCAGGAATGGTTTTTTTTGCCGCTGCGGGCTTCACCATTGCATTTGTCTGGATCAACGTTCGCCCAAGAGAGGCCACAATGAGCGACCCAACGGAAAAACCAGCGACCGTCACCGTATCCTTAGTCATGGAGGGGGTTGGATCTGCCTCCATGCCGATCCTGCGCAAGGCGGCTCAGCCTACGCAGGCTGCAGCGAGCGGGGCTTCTGCAAAGCCACCCTCGGCGCCTTCCATTGCTGACACGCCCAAACCAGCCCCCACATCGACAAGTAAGTGAACTGCGCGTGCGACGCACGCCCGTCCCCTTTTTGAAGGAGCGCAAAATGGCAGACAATCGCAAAGCGAACGGAACAATTTCAGGGTATGCACAAGATGGCATGCCGTCAGCACTTATGAAGAAGATTTCATCGAATAACGCTACCGGCGCCCCCACCACGAAGTCACCGACCGTTCCGAGCCCGGCGACCGCCACGCCCCAAGGTACGTCGACGGATAGCTCGCAAGGGAAAACGTCGTAACCCCTGGCGTCATCGACACGATGATTCACAGGCCGCGCCTGCTCCTCTAACGACGGGCGCCGATAACACACACCGCTCTGCAGTCCTCATCATGACAAGCTCGTTTCCTCGCGAGCAACAGTCATACCCAGCTCGATAAGTATCGACGCTGTGCCGCAGTCCTCCACACCCTCCGTATAGCATCCCCTTCGCGCACGCTCGTGCCAGTACGCGCACATTGTCGCTGCCGACAAGCGCGCCGTTCCGCCCACACATTGTTTCCAGCTCAGAAGACTTAGGAGCCCCGAAATTATTTTAGGAATTCCTATTGACTGAAACATAAGGATTTCCTAATATTCACTCCAACGCAGCACACAACCCACCCCAATCCGCTGACTGACGAGTCATGACGCGGGGTCGCCGGGCCGGGAACCGGTAGCTGCGTCAGCCGCGCGAAAGCGCATTCGGAAGTGAACGCACGAAGGGGCCAGCGCGATGAACGTCAGCTACGTCGAGAGCATCGAGGAACAGCGGTATCAGACCTCGCTCGACGTGGCCGACGATCTGGCTGCCTACGCGGAAGAGCACGGCCTGACGATCGGGGAAGCGCGCGATGAGCTGCGCGACCCCGATTCGATCAGCGGTGACCTGCGCCGCCTGCTCGTGCGCCGTTTTACGGGGGAATGACATGAGCGACATGACCATCGACACCGTGCAGGCACGAATCGCGGGACTCGACGAGGACACGCAGAAGAAAATGGTTTGCGCGCTCGTCGGTCATACCAAGATCGTCGAGATGTGCATTGGCTACGTCCACTGCGCGAGATGCGGCGTCCAGATCGGCGACACCCTCGCCGGCATCTGGGATGCCGAGACGGCCGTGATCGTCGGCCATGATTGCGTCACGTGCCACAAGAACTTCGCCGCGCTGGACTGGCGCCACACGTTCAAGGCACCGTGGCCATTCGAGGGCGAACAGCCGGTGGAAAGCGAGGGTGGTGAAGCATGATCCGCCTCGCCATCGACTTCGGCGCGTTCTGCGCGCGCATGCTCGCGGTCCTCGCCTTCCTGTTCCTGCTCGTCGGCATCTTCAAGTACAGCGCCGACTCGTATGCAGCGGACGTCCCGACCTACGGGCGCACCGCGTAATGGCCGCCGCCGCTCGCTTCGCGCTCGCCCTCTCGCTGATCGTTGCCGTCCTTGCCTTCGTGGCGTGGCGCGAGGTCCAGAGTTGGAACACCTGCCGCGCCGCGCACGCCACGACGTACTGCCTGACCACCTGGGAGAACTGACCGTGCACATCGAACTGACCTGGGCCGAGTACGTGCGCCTGCAGCGCGCCGCCGGCTTCCGCCTCACCGGCCGCTGGCTCGCCACCGGCCCCGAGTTTGTCCGCATCCACTGAGAGAACCGCCATGCAAAGCATCTACACCGTTCGCGCTTCGAGCTGGGGCGCCCTCTTCGACTGCTCGTACCGATGGGAAGGAATTCACCTGCTCAAGCTGCGCAATGTCGTCGGCCTGCGCGCGGCACTGGGCACCGCCATCCACGCGGGCACTGCCGTGTTCGATCAGGGCCGCCTGGATGGCGCTGGGCTCACCGCGGACGACGCCGCCGGCGCGCTCATCGACAAGCTGCGCGATCCGGAAAACGAGTTTGATCCGTCGCAGGACGATCTGACGATGTCCGAAGCCGAGCGCATCGGCATCACGCTGCTGACGAAGTACTGCCGCGAGGTGTCGCCGCAATTCGAGTTTGTGGCCGTGGAAATGGAAACGAAGCCGCTCGACATTGATTGCGGCAATGGCGTCATCGTTCGCCTGACCGGAACCATGGACCGGGCACGCGTACGCCGTACCGCCGCAGGCGTCGGCATCGCCGACCTGAAGAGCGGATCGGCCGCCGTGCAGAAAGGCGCGGCCGTGACGAAGGGCCACGGCCCGCAGGTGGGCACGTACGAGATTCTCTACGAGCACTCCACGGGCGACGTGATCGGCGACGACGCCGAAATCATCGGCCTCAAGACGAAGGGCACGCTCGAAATCGCCACCGGCACGATCAAGAACGCCAAGCGCGCCATGCTCGGCACCGAATCGACGCCTGGCCTGATCGAGTTCGCGGCCGACATGTTCAAGACCGGCCGCTTCTATCCCAACCCGAAATCGCTGCTGTGCTCAGAGAAGTACTGCCCGCGCTACGCCGCCTGCCAGTTCCACGACTGAGGCACGACCATGAATGCACCGACCACCCTGGACACTCTCCGCTCGCCCGCGCCGCGCGAGGCCAACCTTCCCGCCGTCACACCTGGCTTCAGCAGCCTGCAATCCTTCGAGCTCATGCAGCGCGCCGCCAAGCTGCTTTCCAGTTCCACGCTCGTTCCCGTCGCCTACCGCGCGTGGGACGAGAAAAAGGGCGAGAACCAGAACGCGCTCGCCAATTGCGTCGTGGCGCTGAACATGTCGCAGCGCATGGGCGCCGACCCGCTCATGGTGATGCAGAACCTGTACATCGTCGAAGGCCGGCCGTCGTGGTCGTCCCAGTGGATCATCGCGGCGATCAATGGCTGCGGCCGGTTCTCGCCGCTTCGCTTCGACCTGAAAGACCTCGGCCCGAAGGAAGTCGAGTACGAGGTGACGAAGTGGGTGGAACGTCAGCGCGTGACCTCGAAACACAAGGCCACCGTGCAGAACCTCGAGTGCGTAGCCTGGGCGGTGGAGAAGGAAACCGGCACGCGCATCGACAGCCCGAAAGTGTCCGTCGAAATGGCGGTCAAGGAAGGCTGGTATGGCAAGAGCGGCAGCAAGTGGCAGACCATGCCCGAAGTGATGCTGCGCTACCGCACCGCCAGTTTCTTCGGGAAGCTCTACGCCCCCGAACTGCTGATGGGCCTGCAAACCGTCGAGGAAGCCCAGGACATCATCGACCTGAATCCCGATGGCTCATATGTCGTGCAGTCCACCACGATGAGCGAGATGCGCGCCAACGCAGCACAGCCGGCCACGCGCGCCGAGCCTGCCGACGTCGTCGGCGAACAGGCGCCCCAACACGCGGCCGCCGCAGACGATGGCCAGCAGCCTGGGCTCGACATCGATGGCAACGATGATGCCGGCCACGATGGCGACTCCCCGACGTTCAAGGACATCAACCGCGAACTGCTCACCGCGTCAACCGTCGAGGAATTGGACCTCGCCCGCAGCATGATTTCGGGCCTCGCAGACGAAGCGTACAAGGCCACGCTGAACCAGGTCGCCGCCCGCCGGGTGCGCGAGCTGATGAAGGCTGACGACGAACCGTCCGCCGCAGCACAGACGACCACGCGCCGTGCGCGCGCCCCACTGAACGCCGACTGAATACCTCGCCCCGGTACGGCCCGCGTAGACGGCTATCGCGGGAGGAAGAGCGTCGCCGCGCCGCCGGTTTCACGCTGGCGCGGCGGGCAGATCACCCACAGGAGAACGCATCACCATGAGCCACTCGCCCGAAATGAAAGACACGATGAACATGACCGCCACCACGCTCGGTAAGGATCTGCTCGGCGCGCTGGTGCAGGAAATCAAGCTGCTGCCCGACGTATGGGTGAAGCTTTCGCAGAAGAAGCAAGACGACATTCTTGACCGGCTTCGCAATCGCGTCGATGCGTCGGTCAAGATGGCTGTACACCTCATCGCCAGCCAGGGCCGCGTGGTGGTAGTCGGCGATCTGGATCAAATCACGATCAAGGATGGCGCGAAGGCCGTAGTGAAGATCGGTAAATCGGCCACCGCGCTGCACGAGTTGGCCGAGGCCCAAGGTCAGGCGGTGCTGCTCGTTCTGTCCGGCGGACACGAGTCGTACACGTCGGGTATGGACGAGGTTACCGGCGAGTCCGATCAACGCGCGTTCGACCTCGGCAAGGAATACACCGACCAGGACGGCGACGGCATGCCCGACGATATCGTCGATGCCGAGGTGAAGACCATCGAGCACCAGCCGCTGAAAGAAGAACTCGACGCCGCGTTCGACGAAGGCTATACCGCCGCGTCCGAAGGCAAACCGGAAAGCGATTGCCCGGTCGTGGCCGGCCCTCTTTGCATCGAATGGGTGAAGGGCTGGAAGGCATGGCACGACGAGCAGGAAATCACCGCCGACCCGCTTTACGAGCAAGCGGTGGCGCACGTCGTCGAGACGCAACTGGCATCGATCTCGAGCCTGCAGCGCCACCTGCGTATCGGCTACAACCGGGCGAATCGCCTCATCGAGCGCATGGAAGCCGAAGGCGTCGTCAGCGCGCCGGACGAGACTGGCATGCGCACCGTGCTGCGCACGACCGAGGAACAGGAGGGCTAAGGCCATGCGGCTCACCCACATCCACGCCACCAACTTCCTCGGCATCCGCACGGCCGACGTCGAGCTGCGCACGCCGGTCGCCCTCTTCTGCGGTCCTAACGGCGCGGGCAAGTCGAGCATTCAGGACGCCGTACGCCTGGCCCTCGCCGGCGAGAGCGTGCGCGTGGCGCTCAAGAAGGAATACGGGCGCCTGGTACACGACGGCGCCGAGTCGGGATCCATCGTCGTCGTGGCCGACGGCGGGCGCGCGAATAACGTCGCGCTGCCCGGCGGGAAGATCACGCAGACGATCCCGACCGATCCGCGCACACCGTTCGTGCTCGACGCCCAGCGCTTCGCCAGCCTCGATTCGAAGGCCCGCCGCACGTTCCTGTTCGACCTGATGGGTGTGACCGTGGGCACCGATGACGTGCGCAAGCGCCTCGCTGCCCGCGGCATCACCGGCGACAAGGTAGATGGCGTGCTGCCACTGGTGCGCGCCGGCTTTGACGCCGCGGCGACCGAGGCTCAGTCTAAGGCCACCGCCGCAAAGGGCGCGTGGCGCGCAGTCACCGGCGAGACCTACGGAAGCTCGAAGGCCAACGGTTGGACGGCAAAGGCGCCGGAAGGCGCCGAGGATGCCGCCGACCTCGCCGCCGCGCTGGTCGAGGGCCGCGAGACAAGCGAGACCTTCGACCGCGAGTGTGCCGACCTTCAGCAGCAGCTCGGCGCCATCGACGCGGCAGACCGCCAGCGGCAACAACGTGACGCGCGCGCCGCGGCGCTGCGCGAGGCTGCCGCCAAGCTGCCGAAGGCGGAACAGTCGCTCGAGCGCGCGCGCGCCGAACTGGCCGAATTCCTGCCGAAGGTCGAAGCGCTGCGCGCCGCCGCCGGCGGCAAGGTCGAGGGCATGCCGTGCACCTGCCCCGAGTGCGGCGCCCTGCTGCGCTACCTCGCCGGGAAGCTCGCGGCCGACACACCGATCGAGCGCAACGAGGATGCAGCCGCGAGCCTGCCCGAGTACGAGAAGAGCCTGGCCGTGTTGCAGAACGCGATGAAGAGCCGCGAGGCCGAATTCGACCGCGCGCGCGACGCCGCCGTGCAGTTGGAACTGATCATGAAAGAGTCCGCCGAGGCCGCGTCGGACGATGCCCCGCCGCGCACCGACATCGAGCAGGCGCTGGCCGATGCCAAGGCAAGCGCCACCAAGGCGCGCGAGATTGTCGCGGGCATCGAAGCGACGCAGCGCGCGATCGCCGACGCTGGCGCGAAGACGAAGCGCGCCGCGCAGCATCACGCAGACGTTGCAGCCTGGGAAGCACTCGCCGGTGCGTTGGGCCCGGACGGCATCCCCGCTGATCTGCTCGCCGAAGCCCTCGGGCCAATCAATGCCCGGGCGGCAGAACAATCCGACGCCGCGGGCTGGGCACGCGTAGCGATCGCGGCTGATATGTCGATCACCGCCGCCGGTCGCGATTACGCCCTGCTGTCTGAATCCGAGAAGTGGCGTGCAGACGCCGTGATCGCCGAGGCCATCGCGCACCTGTCCGGCGTGCGCGTGCTGATGCTCGACCGCGCCGACGTGCTGGTCGGCGCCGAACGCGACAACCTGTTGTATTGGCTCGACGACCTGGCGCACGCCGGCGACCTCGATACCGCTCTCGTGTTCATGAGCATGAAGGCCGCGCCCGGCGCCATGCCGGAATCCATCACCACTTTCTGGATCGCCGACCACTGCGTCGGTGGATCGAAGGCGGCAGCATGACGCAAACGTTCGAACAATGGGCCGAATCCGAAGGGCTCGATATGTCGGTTGACTGGAAAGGTGACCTCACGTCGCCGGTAACTGCCGGGGCGTTGCGCGGATGGGAAGCCGCACAGGGCGCAGGGCAAGAGGCGATCTATCAAGTGCGGTGGCATGAAGGCGACCCGTGGGTGGACATTGACAGCGCTATGTATGCGACTCACGCCGACCGCATGCACGACAAGCGCATCGTCTACGCCGCATCCGTAAGTCCGCCGGAGTTGGTGGCGCATGTCAGAAAGCTGGTGAACGGTGAAATCCTTGATTCGACCGGTTGCCCCACGCGGTGGGAAGATTTGCCAGACGGCACGCCGATCTACGCCAACGCCGCACCCGTGAACGGCGGCGAGCGCGAGCTGGGGCAAGTGATTGACGAGCGCGACCAGTTTCACGACGCGGCCGAGAAGCTGGCCGATGCCATCGCAAAGCATTTCGGTGTCGAAATTGGCGAACACAGCAACCTCAATTGCCCATGGCAGAACGCGCTTGATCATATCGCGCAGGCGACCAAGCGCGCCGCAGATGCGCAGCAGGTAGGCGCTGCTCGATACGAGAAGGTCGACGGCTGCAAGGATTGCCGACACGCGCACTACTACTCGGCCGACCGCTGGGAATGCCTGAAAGCAAATCGCATGTTCGACGAACTCGGCAGGCCGGTCGCCGTGCCGGCATGGTGCCCGCTGCCAGCCCTCACGTATCCCGCGAAGGATGCACAACAGGCAGCCATGACAGACCGCCAGATTATCGAACTGTGTAAGTCGGTCGGCGTCGAGTGGGAAGGCCCGGACATGTGCGACTTCATGGGCGACTTTGGCCGCGTCAACATGGCCGAAATGCGGGCAATCATCGACGCGGCGAAGGAGAAAAAATAATGGACAACACCCCCGACATCAAGACCGCGCTCCGCAAAGCCTATTTGCTCGGCCAAACGTATTGGCAACAGGCTGACAGCGAGTACACGTCGCAGCACAGGAAAGCTGACGAGACACAGGCGAAGTTCGAGCAGCTCGTGACCGATACGGTCGCCGCCCTCACGTCTCCCGAGAAGGTGCCCGACGCCGTTATGCAAGCGCTCGATCGTATGTCGACCCCCCTGCATGACTCGCGTCTGTCTGGCCTGACTGCCGAACTTGATGCCGCTAACATCAAGACCATCCGAGACTATGTGCTTTCCGGGGCTGTGCCCGCAAAGGTGGTAGGGGACGATCAACACCCCGACGATGCCGCCGTCGACCGCTTCTCCGTCGCCATGAAAGCCAAGCTCGCGAAGAAACGTGCACAGGGCCGTGGCGGGTGGGACGACGAGCGCATTTGCTCGCCGGACGACCTCGCCCGCATGCTGGTAGATCACGTTCGCAAGGGCGATCCTGTCGATGTCGGCAACCTCGCCATGATGCTGTTCAACCGGCCTGACGCTGGTGCTGCATTGTGCCGCGCCGCGCTGTCGGCGGATGGCGGGGAGGACAAGCGGGATGCGGAGTATTGGCGCTTCCTCCGAGAGCAGCATGAAGGAACCGAATCATTCGAGGATGCCGAAGGCTTCACCGTCACCGAGCCAACTGCGCGAGCGTTCACTGTTTTCAAACCCGGTCAGGGAGACTATCACCTTGAACCTGTCGGATGCATGCCCGGAGAACTTGAAGAGACGATCCGCGACGCCATTGCCGCCAATCAGGCGCGAAAGGGGGAGTGATGCTAGCGAACCGGATCCCCGTAGCAGCGCAACGCAGGCCCGTCGCCGTAGACGGCCGCCATGCACATCTTTTGTGCCCATCGATCCCACACGATGGTGGGATTTGCGTTCGACGGCTCGAACCGAAACATCCACGCCGCTACAAGCAGTCCAACTGCCGCCAAAGCCAATGCAGCCCAGGCAGGTGTGATGCCCTTCATTTTGGTCTCCACGATAAATTTCGAGGAATACTAGCATGACCTCCCCCACTCGCCCCATCATGCGATACCACGGCGGAAAATGGCGCCTGGCCGACTGGATCATCGCCCAGTTTCCGCAGCACAAGGTCTATGTCGAACCGTTCGGCGGTGCCGCGTCCGTACTCATGAAAAAGCCGCGTAGCCACGGAGAGGTCTACAACGACCTCGACGGCGATATGGTCAACGTCATGCGGGTCATCCAGACGCCTGAAATGCGCGACGCGCTCGCCGAAGCGTTGGCCCTCACTCCTTACGCTCGAGCCGAATTCGAGAAGGCTTGGGAATTCACCGACGAACCGATCGAGCGGGCACGCCGCACGTTCATCCGCGCCGAGATGGGTTTCGGTTCAGCCGGGGCCACGAAAGGCACAACGGGGTTTCGCATCGACTCGAAACGCAACTATGGCACCGCAATGCAGATCTGGACGCGCGTTCCGGAAGGACTTCGCGCGTTCGGTATGCGGCTGCAAGGCGTGCTCATCGAAAATCGGCCGGCCTTGCAGGTAATGCGTGATCACGACACGGCTTACACGCTGTTCTATGTGGATCCGCCGTACGTGCATGACACCCGCAAGATGGGGTCAGCCTGCTACCGTCATGAAATGACCGACGTCGATCACGCCCAGATGCTTGACGCGCTGCTCGAGCTGGAAGGCATGGTAATTCTGAGCGGCTACCCGCACCCGGCATATGACGAACGTCTCGCAGGCTGGCGCCGCGTCGAGACCAAGGCTCGCATGGCCGCAGGGCGTGGCACAGGAACCCGGACAGAGGTGCTTTGGATCTCGCCCAAGGTGCCGCAGTCCGGACTATTGCTGGAGGTGGCATGAAACCGATTCGCTACCTGTCGGTATGCTCGGGTATAGAAGCCGCGACGTGCGCGTGGCATGGCCTCGGCTGGCTGCCGTGGGCGTTCTCGGAGATTGAGCGCTTCCCGTCAGCCATACTCGCGCACCACTACCCCAACGTGCCCAACCTGGGCGACATGACCAAGTTCAAGGGCTGGCCCGATGCAACTATCGATCTTCTCGTCGGCGGAACCCCTTGCCAGTCCTTCAGCGTCGCAGGACTACGAAAGGGACTGGCAGATCCGCGTGGCAACCTCATGCTCACCTATCTTGCCATTGCTCGCCGCTACTCTCCCCGCTGGCTGGTCTGGGAAAACGTCCCCGGCGTACTGTCATCGAACGAAGGGCGGGATTTTGGCACCTTCCTCGGGGGCCTGGCAGAACTCGGGTATGGGTTCGCCTACCGCGTTCTTGACGCTCAGTACGTCCGAGTGGAATCACACTCTCGCGCCGTCCCTCAGCGACGTCGGCGTGTGTTCGTTGTCGGATATCTTGGAGACTGGCGACGTCCCGCAGCGGCACTTTTTGAGCGCGAAAGCATGCTCGGGCATCCTGCGCCGCGCCGCGAAGCGGGGCAAAGAGTTGCCGGCACCCTTACGTGCAGCTCTCTCGACGGTAGCGGCGCAGGAGGGGGAGACGGGCGCGATCAGTTCATGATCCCTACGATTACCCGCGCACTCACCACGAGTAATCAGAGAATCGATGCAGAGACGGAGACGTTGCTCGTTGCTCACTCGCTGCGCGGCGAAGGCTTCGATGCCAGTGAGGACGGCACCGGTCGAGGAACCCCGCTGATTCCTGTCGTTGCCGGCGCCATCGCCTTCGACTGCAAGGCCAGCGGACGCAACGGGTTCGCCGTGGGCGACATCGCCGCGACGCAGCGGTCAATGGGCCACGCCAACAGTCATACGAACGGCGGTGGCCATCAGGCCGTCATGGTCGGAACAGCGGTCCGCCGACTTACACCGCGCGAGTGCGAACGCCTTCAGGGCTTCCCCGATGACTACACGCTGCTGCCTGGCGCGAAGGCTCCGGACGGCCCGCGCTACAAAGCCCTCGGCAACAGCATGGCTGTGAACGTGATGCGGTGGATCGGCGCGCGAATCCAGAGCGTCGAGAATTTGGAAATAGAGAAAGCAGCATGACCACCCACCCGGCCACGGCCGAAGCACTGAATGGCTACTCAGCAGCCAACAAGCCGATGATCGATCGCCATCTGGATCTCTTCGACAAGCGCCGCCTGGATCTCGTCCAGTTCCTCGACCTTCGCCAGCTTCAGCTTGCGGGCCCCGAACGGTTCGATGAGTTCGACGCCGTCGAACGGCGTCACCTCGATGGTGATGTCCCACAGGGTCGCACGCTCGCCGATCTCGATGTCGACGTTGCAACCGCGATACGTGAAGTTGAGGGTAGGCATGGTTTGGGCGGCTTCCGAGAGTGGCCGGGTACCCATGATAGTACGAACGAAATTCTACGAGTGACAGCGCGAAATTGGGGAATCGCAATATGAACGACTACCTCTCCATGCACGAACTTGCCGAGCTGATCGGCTGCAAACCGAACCAGCGCTCGGCAATGATGAAGTGGCTCGACGCCAATCGATGGCGTTACGTGGTCGACAGCCACGGACAGCCGAAAGTGGCCCGGGCATACCGAGACAAGAAGATGGGCATCGTAGAGAACAACAGCAGCACCAACAAATATGACGCAACGCCGAACTACCAAGCCTTCGCGTAAGAGCACCACCTCAGTCACGGACGAGCCCACCGGTACCCCGCGCCTCTACAAGAGGTTCGGGGTTCGCAAGGTCACCTTCTGGTACAAGTACCCGGACGGGCGCCGGGAAACGATCGCGAGTGCGCCGCGTGGTGACCGCGCGGAAATCGCGCGCGCCGCGGCGGTGAGCCAGCGCCGCGCGATGGACATCATTGCGGGACAGATCATCGCTGATTCGGTTGGCGACATGATCGATCGCTTTCGCACCGAGATCGACCCCACCCATTACGCCGACCAGTCGAAGGCAGGCATCGCGGTGCGCAAAGGCACATATGAACGGCTCACGGCATTCTTCGGCCGCATGCAGCCGGCGGCATTGGAGCCGGTCCACGGCTATCAGTATCTGGACGCGCGAGCAAAGTCCGGCGCCCCCAAAGGGGCGAACAAGGAAATGGCCCTCATGTCGACAATCTGCAACTACGGTATTCGCTGGGGGCTGATCCGTGTCCACCCGTTCCGCAACCTCATGTTGAACAAGGCCGACACCTTCGTGCGCGATGTCGTGCGCAGCCAGGTGATTCGGTTCTACCTGTGGTCGGTAAGGCAGGAGCAGGCCTTCCGTACGATGGGCGTGGCCGGCATGTTCACGTACTTGACCGGCTTCCGTGCCGCAGAGGTACGCCCGTATCACATGTCAGGGCTGAGCGACGACGGGGTGATGGTCGTTAGCGCTAAGCGGAAGATGGGTGAATCGGAAACGCGAAAATTGAGGAAATGGTCCCCACGCCTTCGCGTCGTCGTCGAGCGCGCGAAGCGCGAGCGAAAAGTCGCGAGCGTGTTTCTGTTTCCAAACCGCAGCGGGCGGCCGTACACGAAGAGCGGCTGGAACTCGGTTTGGCAGGACGCGATGTACACGTACATCGGCGAAAAGGACGCCGCGATCGCCGAAGAATTCAAGGCGAAGAAGGCGCGCGAGGCAGCTCAGCGAAGAGGCGAAGCTGTGGCCGACTTGGACCTTCAACTCACGAAGCACCCGGAATACTTTTCGTTGCTCGACATCCGCCCGGCCGCCATCACCTCGAAGCTCGAACAGCGCGCTGCAGATGCGTATGATTTCGCCGCTCACACGAGCCCGTCGACGACACATCGACACTACGATCGACGCAAGACAAAGGTCGCTGACGCTACCGAGTGA